CCCCCGTCGCGTCCCACGTCTCGGCCCTCGTCGCGGCCTCCGTCGCGGCCCTCGTCGCGGCCTCCGTCGCGGCCCTCGTCGCGGCCCACGTCGCGGCCCACGTCGCGGCCCACGTCGCGTCCCACGTCTCGGCCCCCGTCGCGGCCTCCGTCGCGGCCCACGTCTCGGCCCCCGTCGCGGCCCTCGTCGCGGCCTCCGTCGCGGCCCACGTCGCGTCCCACGTCGCGTCCTCCGTCGCGGCCCACGTCGCGGCCCTTTGGCCTGTTGTCCTCAGATACCAAATGGCCGCCGCATACCCAGCTGCAAACCGCCCCACGAACGGCGATGGCACGCGCACAATCCGCTGCCGCGGCGGAGGCGTGAGCTTCGCCGCGCGATACAGCGCCTCCACCGACTCAACCGTGCGCGCCCACTCCGCGTCATCCGTGGGTGCCGTGGACAGGGCGATCTTGATCCATTTCTCGGCCCACGGCGCCATCTGGGCGCGATGTTCTTCGGTGAGGGCGTATTTTTTCGCCATGACGATCAGTCCGCCACCTGGCGCCACGCCTCAGGCGTGAACTCGGCTTGCCGCGTCACTTTCCATGCGCCGGCGCCCGCTGGGGTGAGTAGCACATCCCCCTGCCGGACCTGCTCAGGCCGACGCGGATCAAGCACGACGAGGGCGTGCTCCTGATGCCGGAGCTGCACGGGAGTGTCCCCCAAGACCAGCAGCATCCGCGTGCCGTCCGGTTCCTCGAAATACTGTGCCTGATCCAGATCAGGCACAGTCTCCGTCATGGTGAGCACTTCGTGGGCGTGCCCCGTCACTTCGCCGTGCGCCAAAATAATTCGATTCGCTTCTCGAAGGTCTGTCCTCATGGGTTATTCCTCCTAATCTGTTCATCTCACTGTGCGGCCGTCAGTCTCGGATCGCTCATCGCTCAATCTCCTTCGAGACCACCGACGGACCCAGCCGATCCTTCTCACCGACTGAGTCCGTCGGCCACTTAACTCTTCGGGGCGTTGGCGGCTTCGATCTCGGCGACGATCGTCTTGACGAGCTCTGCGAACGCGATGAGCGTCGACATCGCTTCCGGATGGTCCTTCGAGAACTTCACGACGGCGGCGACCAGGCTGAACACTTTGGTGAAATCAAACGCGGGCGGAGGCGTGGGATCAGACATGGGATGCTCCTCTCCATTTCATACAACACCGGGGGATACTCAACGTCTAAGAGACGACGGATTCGCAGAATCCGCAGAATCCGCAGATCGAACACGGTGCCGCTATCCTACACCCAGCCAGGCCGCGTGCGCGATCCAGCGGGGGAAATTTTTTTCGTCCTCGACCAGGCCCGTGTGCCCGACCCCCGGAATACAGATGTTCGCATCGGCGACAACTGACGACCGCGACAGGTCGTCCGACCCGGCGAGTTGCCACGCGTCCGACGCGTCCGAGTACAGATGCGTCCACGTCCCGATGTTCGGGCGGGCGGTCTTGGTCGTCGCGGCCATGTCCTCGCGGATCGGACTGCACACACTCACGAGGTGGCCAATCGTCAGGCCGGCCGCCGCCGCGAAGAGCACGACTTGCAGGCCGTGACTGTGACACACCACGGTCGTCTCGACGGGCGGGATCCTCGCGTCTGGACAGAGCGACGGGACGAGGTACTCGTAGAGCGCCGCGCCGCCCGCCCGCCAGTCTACGTCAGGAGACCCCGGCACGCCGTCGACATCCGTCGACCACACGTACGGCCGTTCGCCGTCCCGGCGCCCCAGCACCCGGACGCCGAGCGTCTCGAGCATCGTGGCGAAGGGCGACCACGGATGCCACCAGGCCGTCACCGGGACGGACCCGCGGTACGCCCACGTGCCCGCGACCAGGACGGCCTTCGGCGTCATCACCGCACCCCCGGCGCGTAGAGCGTTACCGTCAGACAAAGCGCCACCAGGACCGCCGCGACGATCGGCCACCCTCTCACATACCCTCCGTCAGTTCGGCTAAACGTACCCGCCCCTTGGCCGTCAACACAAAATCGCCGCGACACCCGCAGTTACACCCGTCAATATAGCCCTTGCGCGTCAAACTGCTGAGCTTCGCCCGCAGGACTTTCTCGGGCCACCGTGGAACATAGGCCGAGAAGTCTGTGTCTCGATTCCAACCATCGATCATCCTGACCGATGCGCCAATATGCCAGTTTCGCGCTGGGTCTTCCCAGAACGCCACGCGCGCCAAGACTTCCGCGGTGGGAATGTCGGCCGCTCTCATGCCGTCCTCACTTTCGCCAAGTCTCGAAGCGTCGGATGCAACGCCCGGCGCTTCAACCAGGCCAGCCGCGCCGCCGCCCGCAGTGTCTCACGGATCGCTGTGTCGCGGGCGACAATCTGCGCGTGGCGCTCGCGAAAAGTTGCGGATGTGTCCGCCATCTTATCCTCCCGTCCCATACAGGCGCCACGCGGCGCGCACCAGCCAGTTCACGGCGTAGACCTGCCGCCGCGATCGAAAACTCGTCAGCGGGCGCCCCGTGTACGTCGGCGCGAGCTCGCGCGCCAAGGCCAGCAGGTGATCGATCGGCGCCGTCCGCCGCGGCGGGACGACGTACCACGCCGCCGCCTCCGGACACCCCCACTCATGCGCCGGCACGCCGTACCACTCGCCCGGCTGACAGCCCGGACATCGGACCGACGCACGAGCGTTCCAGCGCTCGTGCGCCAAGGTCAGCGCTGGGCGGCTCATGTGGCCTCCGTCTGTCGCGCCGCGGCAATCCACAGACGACAGGCGAGCTGGAGCAGCACTCATGATGGTCCTCCGTGTTTCTCCAACCGTGCCACGCGACGCGCCACGCGCGCCACGTCCTCCGCCGTCGCCAGCGGATACTCTGCCGATGGCGCAATGTTCTCGGAGCGGCCGTACGCCTGAAACGTCCGCGTGTCGCCGCCTGGTGTCGTCAGCGTCACCGCATGCCCCTCGAGCGGGTCGAGCCGCATCCGGCAACTATTCAGTAACCCGACGCGCCACAGTCGGCCGTCGCGGAGAATGATGTCGCCGGCGGTCATCACAGCCACCGCTGACTGAGCGCATAGCCGCCGTCGGCATGATGCGTATTGTCTCGGTCGCCGTGGTTGCTGTGATCGTTCGACGGACATTTCTCAGGTTTGATGCAATCGAATCCGCTCGGGTAGAGCGTCCGCGACAAGTTATAGACCAGCGAGAAACCCATATCCATGCCGCAGCCGCCCATCCGGATGCCATCGCGCTTGCCGAGCGTTTCCCCGAGTGCCTTCGCGGCATATCCCGTTAGCCAGACAGGTTCCTTCTCGGAAATCGCATAGACCTTGATCTCTCGCATCATCCCGGAGCGGCTGACATGCTCCAAGACGGTATACAGCGTGTCGCCAGGCTTCACGAACTTGTGGAGCTGCGCGATTGCCTCTTGCCGGTCCGTCTCTTGCTGCTTCGTGCGTTTCATGATTAGGTGCCCTCCGCTCGGCGCCTGAACCCTCTGGCTCAGGCGCCAACGCAAGGCGCCGATCGCTAGGCCTAGCCGCGCAAATACCACACGTCTTCGGTCATACTTGGAAGGTAGACGCGAACAAACTGCTCGGCCTCTTCCTTTGACATAAACGTATGCGCTCGATTGAAATCCGATACCCACAGCCAGCCAAGATCGGCAAATCCGATATAATGTGCCGCCTGCGCTGACGTAATGACCGTTTTCCTCATGTCGTTACCCCTCCCCGTGTTCGATTCCGAAAATTTCCAGACGCACAATCCGAAAGTTCGCCAGGGACGCGGCGCCTGAACCCTCTGGCTCAGGCGCCAACGCAAGGCGCCGTTACCGGCATCCGAGTAGCCGACGCACGCGCCGATAGCTCGCGGGCGTGATGGTTGTGGCCGGATGGATCGCGTACGAGGTCTCCTCGCCCGTCCGATAATCCTGATCGCGATCGGCCGCACGGAATCCCCAGCCGCCGTCCTCGAACGCACCACGCGCCACCCGCCCGTGGTAGCCACAGACCCCGAGCGCTTCTCTGAGCGTCACAGGTTCCGGCCGATCGTCATGCTTCCAGCCGCCGGGAGATGCGAACCCCGACTCCGCCGCGCCCCCCTGCTCGGCACTCTCCGGAGTCACAATGTCGTACGTCACGAAAAAATGTCCCGCCATGTCGTTACCGCTCCTCGTGGTCAAGTCCGAAGATTTCCAAGCGCACAATCCGAAAGTTCGCCAGGGACGCCACGTGGAGCTCGCCGCACATCTCGCGCGCCCACCGTATCGCCTCCTCGAGTGTCCCGAACGTCGCATCTGGCAAGGTCAGGACGGACTCATGTCCGGGCTGGCCGAGCAGGTCTTCCCGGACAGCCGGCTCCCAGTCGTCGGTGTGCGGATCCTCGCGGTACTGCACGATGTATGGCGCGCGACAAGGCGTGGCGGCCCGATGGTCGGCGCCGGATGGTGGCTGAATACGGGTGCGCAGGTTCATGACGCTTCCTGACCTTGGCTCACCGTGGCCAAAGGCGCGGTCGACGGAGACGATCGCCGGGCCGTTGCGATCCGCCCGTGACGGACAGACCGTCTCCCACTGGCCGCCGCGGTCACGTTCAATCGAGGACCGGTACTGTACGATGGCCGCGCGGCCCCAAATGGCCAACTTGGCATCCCGAATATCCTGATAGGCCCTCGTCCAGGTGCCGTCTCCGAAATTGGCGCGATACCTGATGGTCATACGGCCTCCTTGATCAACAAAAACGCCGGACCCCCACCACGCGTGGCCGGACGGATCGTCGTGCGATCGTAGGCGTGGGGGGAATTGTGGCCCATGAGGACGACGGACTGCGACGTCGCACGTCTCGCCGGATACGCGTCCAGGAGCCGCTGCGCCTCGTCACTCGTCAGCGGATAGGTGTGCCCACTGCTGTGGAATGTGAGAAGGTACGGTCGTGCCACGGTGTGAATCTTCACGCTTCGTGTCTGCTTCATACGTCCAGCCCTCCATGCGCGGCCCGACAATGGTCGGGCCGCGGTAGCAAGGCTCACGCGCGGTCAGCGTGGAGAGCCTTCAGGCTGCTGGCGCTCATGATGTGTCGGTACGTCTGGACGATCTTCCCGGCCGCCGGCCACAGGTCTGGCGCTTCTACCGGAGCCTTTGGGCCCGTGACGTACTCCCAGCCCTTCAAGGCCGCGAGCGAACGCAAGGCCGCTAGGCCGACGACGTACAGGTGGTACGTTCCGGCGGAGAACCCCGTCGGGATGTGCGTGATCACCCACATTTCTCCGCGAGGACTGCGATGCAACGCCAACAGACCGATGATTTTCTTCGCTTCTGGCGTCCCGACGGTTTCGCCGTTATGGCCCTTGAGTGTGATGGTCATGGTCTCTGCCTCCGCACGCAGTATCTGCGCGGGCCGGCCGGCTGTCAAGCGCTGGCGCGAGCATTCACGGGCGGATTCGACGGCGAAGCTGTTGAGCGCGTGGATGTTATAAATTATTTTCGTGCTCGCCGGGCCAGCGCCTCTTCGCGGTCGGTCGCCGCACAGACGGGATTGGCATATAGTTACTCCTTGAACACGATAAGTCCTTGTGTGTCAACAGTTTCGCGGTGAAATGTCGCGAAAATTCGCCGACTCTGACAAAACCCACAATTGACTCGGCCGTAAGTCCTGACGTATCAACGCGTTCCAGCAGGATGTCAGAAAAACACCCCGAAATGACCGATGTCTAAGTCCGCATCATCACAGGACTTAGAGCGACGACAACAATTGTCACAATGAACATGAGTTCTCCAGCGCTACGACTTAGGCGGGGGGCGGGCCCCCCCGGGGGGCAATGTGTGTAATATATAGAGAGTATTCTTATCTTTCTAGAGAGGGTCAAAGAATAAGTAATGTAGAATCAACAGCTTACAGCAGGATGTCAGAATGTTGACGGAATAAAGAACGGCGGGCGCTTTCTATCGGCCTCATGGAATCAACGAGTTAGCCCGGAGAAATGTCCAAATTTACGCTTTTCGTAAATCGCTGTCAAAATATTGACACCTGGCTAGGTAAAGTGTCAAAATATTGACACCTTGACGGGGAATTGTCAAAATATTGACACCTTGGTGTAGTCAACTTGACTACACTTATTGATTAGTGTGGTAGAATTGACACACCGACCGACCGTCGGACCGTAGCACAATCCTGGATATTGCCCGACGCAATACCAGGTCCGCCCGTCGACGAGCTCGTCCTCGCGCCGGGCCGCTTCGAGCGCCGGCCTGCTCGCCGAGTGTTGCTCTGTCTGGACTTCCCAACCTTTCGCTGAATTTTCGGTAGATTTTCCTGGCGTTATAGCCTAGGTCTGATAAGCGCCGTTATGGTTGTCTCGGCCGCACGTTTTGCCCTAATTCCCTAGACATTCCTCGCGTCCTTTGTCTCACAAAGCCTGCCATCCCAACAGGCCGCCGGACCGCTGGCCGGATTTTCTCGGCCTCCGCCAGTTTCGGCGGCTGAGGTTTTCGGAGGCTCCGCCCCCGGCCGCCTCCGCATGTCCCGTCGGGATATCTGTCCGACGGTCTGTGCGTCCGACGGTCCATGCGCCGGAGCGTCCGCGATCTGGGTCCGTATCCGCCGTAGCGCCTCAGATGAGGGGCGGTACGGTCCTGGCATGACCCCTGCATGGCGCGTCGGACGTCTAAGGGATATGCATCTGATTCCGGGCCGACATCCGGCGATTCATGCGGAGAATGTGCGGACACTCCGCCAGCACGGCCATCCCGAACATGTGGCGCATGCGATGGCGCACGCGCATGCGAAGGCGACGGCGGGGTTGGTGAGTGGGCCGGACGGCGAGACGCCGGCGGGCCACATGACGACCGAGCCGAACGCGCCGCCGCACGGCGGCAGTGACGCGACGGAGAGCGGCGAGGTGGACCCGAAGGGCCGTCCGCCGATGATTCAGCCGTCGCACAAGGGCCGCCTGCACAAGGCGTTGGGCGTGCCGGAGGGCGAACCGATCCCGGCGGCCACGTTGGAACAGGCGGAAAATTCCAAGAATCCGCACGTTCGGCAGATGGCGAACTTCGCGGAGAAGGCGAAGGGGTTCGCGCATCCGGCCAAAAAGTAAAATGGCCGCTTGATTTGAGGTGTCGGCGGACATGGATGTCCACCAACTCGGGCGTCACTAGGCAAGCGGCCGAACCCCGACGCCTTGCAGCTACATAGATCGGCGAAGCCGTCCAGTAGTCTTGGCCCAGAGGGAGTATAACACCATTTTATGCCGCTCATTCCTGGCAACCATCCGTCGGTGATTTCTCAGAACATCCGCGAGCTCCGAAACGCGGGCCATCCAGAAAACCAGGCGATCGCGATTGCGATGCACACGGCCCATCACGGCAGTCCGCCGGCGATGCACACGCCGAAGCACAAGAAGGCGGGCGGCGCGCCGCACGGGGCGGAGGAGCCGATGCAGCCGATCAAGGGGAAAGCGCCACGCCCGGCGGTGGCGCCGCCACTCCCGGCGCCGATCGGCCCGACGGCCTCACTCCTCGGTCGTTAAGGCGTGGCCGGGCTCGTCATTGAGCGGGACGGGCGGCTGGACGAGGTCTACACGCCGCTGGAGCATCAGGCGAGGTTTCACGCGTCGGTCTCGCCCAACTGCCTGATGGAGGGGGGCGCCGGGTCGGGCAAGTCGAAAGCGATCCGGTTTGATGCGTACATGCGGTGCCTGATGGTGCCGCGGTTCAAGGCGTTGATCTTGCGGCGGTCGATGCCCGAGCTGCGTCTCAGCCATCTGGATGAGGTGCCGTTCGATGCGGAGCGGCTGGGGCTCAGCCGAGACGCGTGGCATGCGACGAATTTCACGCTCCGGTTTCCGAACGGCTCGACGGTCGTCTTCGCGCATGTCGAGGACGACGCGACGATCGCCCGGTATTTGTCGTCGCAGTTTGACGCGATCTACTTTGACGAGTTGGCGACGTTCTCGCTCCGGCAGTTTTTGTTCATCAGCAGTCGCGCCCGAACCGACAAGCCGGGGTTGATCCCGATTGTGCGGGGCGGCACGAACCCGGTGGGGGCGGGGGCGGCGTGGGTTCGGCGGTACTTCATCGCGAAAGATGTCTCGGCGGACGAACTGCCGGGGTATGTGGCCAGTGAGTACGAGACGATCCACTCGACGATTGACGACAACCCGCACGTCGACAAGGCGATGTATGAGAAGCGCCTGAATCAGTTGCCGAGCGAGGCGCTGAGACGCGCGCTCCGGCATGGCGAGTGGGTGATCGAGGGGCAGGCGTTCAGTGAGTGGCGGGAGGCGACCGGCGACGGGCGTCCGTGGCATGTCGTCGACGTCATGCCGACGTATCGGGGCCGCCCGATCCAGGAGGCCGAGCATATTGAGATTGTGCGGGTGATCGACTGGGGGTACGCCAGTGCGGGCAACCCCGGGATGTGTCAGTGGTACGCGTGTCTGACGGACGGGTCGGCGATCGGGTTCATGGAGTACGTGTTCAAGGAGACGCTGCCGAGAGACGTGGCGAGAATGCTCACGGAGATGAGTGCCGGGCTCCGGGTGCGGTACACCGTCGGCGACACGGCGATGTGGCAGGAGCATGAGGGGCCATCGATCGCGGAGCACTTCTCGGAGGCGGGCGTCGGGATGGTCGAGGCGGACAAGGCGCGGATTCCCGGCTGGGTGCAGTTGCACATTTGGCTCAGGGAAACGGTGAACGATGGACTGGTGGAACGGCCGCGGCTGGCGTACCTCAGACACGGGTGCCCGACGACGATCCGGACGCTGCCGCAGATGGTGGTCGATCCGGCCAATCCCGCGGACATTGTGACCCGAGGGGTCGAGGACGAGGGCGCCGACTGTGGGCGGTACTTCGTGATGAGCCGGCCTGGACGGTCGCACGAGAAGACGACCGATCCGGCGCTCGCGTGGATGTTCAAAGAGATTGCGAAGCGCAAGCGGATCGGGACGCGGCTGGGGTCGGAAGCGACGCGGAGAGTGATGTAAATGGCAGACGAGACGGTCGGGACGCTCCCCACGGAAGACGCCGCGTCGAACGCCTTGGATGATCCGGCGGACGAGACGTCAACCGATCAGGCGGCGCCCGTCAAGAAGAAAATCCCGTGGATGTCGTGGATCACGGCCGCGCGGCAGAACCGGGCGCGGCTGCTCGACTCGCACTGGCGGACCAACGTCGACTACCGGGTCCAGAAGCCGTTCGGAGGGATTGGCGACTCGGACCAGACGCAGGATCGCATCGCGGTGCCGGAGGATTGGTCGCGGACCAAGCAGAAGACGGCGCAGCTCTCGTTCAATACGCCGAAGGTGGTGGCGGAGGCTACGCGGCCAGAATGGCAGGGTATTGAGGATGTCGTGACGACGGCCGTCAACGACGTGCTCACGAAGCAGTGCAAAGCGTCGTACATGCTGGATGAAGTCTTAGCCGACGTCATCAACGCGTCGGGCTTGATGGCCTCAGTCATCGGGATTGAGGTCCGCACGGAGCAGTTTCCGGTGCCGGGGCCGCCGGTGCCGGGGCCGGCGATCCACGTGCCGCATCCGACGGTGCCCGGCCAGACGCTCGCCATGCCGGGTCCACCGGTGCCGGGGCCCGCGGTGCCGACCCAACGCAAGACGTATCAGCGGATCACGTGGGAGCGGATCTCGACCGCGTCGCTCCTCTGGCCCTCGGAGTTTACCGGGTCGAACTGGGAAGAGGCGTCGTGGCTCGCGTACGAGTCGTATCCGACGCTCGAGTCCGCGAAGAAGCGGTGGCCGGGGAAATTGGACGACGTCGAACCGAAGACGACGCGGCCCAAACTGCTCGCGGCCAACGTCGACGATCAGACCCTCCAGAACAAAGAATCCTCCGAGACGGTCAAGGCGACGACCATCTGGTACTACACGGAGCGCTACGATCCGACGGTCCATCATCCCGAGCACATCTCGAAATGCGTGTACGTCGAAGGCGTCGACGATCCGGTCGAAGATGGGCCGACGGACTGGCAGGAGTGGGTGCCGGAGATTCTGCCGACGCCGGGGACGGCCGCCGTGCCGCCGACACCGCCGGGCGCCGATCCGGTCACGGGACAGCCGACGCCTGGAAATCCTGGCAGCCCCGCGGTGCCGCCCAAGCCCGGCGTGCCGGGCCACTTCATCGGCATCCGGTCGCTCCCGGTGCGCGTCGGGACGCTCGTGTACGTGAGCGACCTGGCGACGCCGCCTTCGGACTCGCAAGCCGCCCGCCCACAAGTCCGCGAACTCATCCGGTCCCGCAGTCAGATGCTTCGGCAGCGGGATCACTCGATCCCGATTCGGTGGTTTGACACGAACCGGTTGGACCCGGAAGTCGCGGACAAGTTGCGACTGGGCGAATGGCAAGACATGATTCCGGTCAACGGCCCGGGCGATCGGGTCATTGGCGAGGTCGCCCGCGCCTCCTACCCGCGAGAAAACTTCCAGTTCCAGCAGACGATTTCGGAGGATTTGGACCGCACGTGGGCGCTCGCGTCCAATCAGATTGCGTCGCCGACGGCGACGACGCGCTCGAAGTACGAGCTTCAGACGATCGAAACCGCCAGTCAGATTCGGCTCGAGTACGAGAAGGAGCGCGTCAACCGGTACGTGGCGGAGGGCGCGGCAGTCATCTGGGGCCTGATGCAGTTGTTCTTCGATCAGGCGATGTACGTCGAGATTGTGGGCGAGGACGGGGCCACAGAACTCGTCACGCTCGACGCGGCGCACCGGGCCGCGGACTTTACGTTCTCGTACCTGACCGACTCCAGCGAACGGATCGACAAGAGCGCGCGGTTCCAGAACTTGCTCAAAATGTACAATCTCATGGCGAACTCGCCGAACACGCGGCGCATTGAGATTGAGAAGGAATTGTGGCGGCTGAGCGGGTTCGACCCGCAACGGTTCGTCGTGCCGAAGCCGCCGTCGCCGATGCCCGACAAGCCGAACGTGTCGTACCGGTTCGGCGGGGCGGACCTCGTCAACCCGCTCGCGGTCGCGGTCATGCTGGCGACGGGCATCCAGATCAGTCCGGACGAAATTACGGCCGCCGCGCTGATGATTCGAGACGCCACGCAAAAGATGAGCGGTGTGCAAGCGCTGCCCCCGCCGCCTGGCCCAGGCGCCGGTTCCAGTCTCCCGCCCCCACCGGGGACGGCTCCGGTCACGCCGCCTGAGATCCAGGAACCGATCTTGAAGCGGACGGTGAGCGGAGAGCATCTGTGACGAAGGCGAAACTCCCGCCAGGCTTCGCGCACAAGGCACTCTGCCATCCGTCGAAGCCGCACGCTGGGCAAGGGTTATGCCAGGCGTGCTTGGAGAAGGCCAACGCGGGCGAGGCGATGACGAAGACGACGGGGGCGAGGATCGCACGGGCCAGGCGGACGGAGATCCTTGAACTGCACAAGTCATCGGAGTATGTCGAGAGCTTGGCGCTCCAAGCCAAGGCGATCCTCAGGGAGCGGTTGCCGGAGTACGCGGAACTCCACTGGCAGGCGGCGCAAGCGGCGGCCGAAAAAGGGGATGCGCGTCCGACCGAATGGGCGCTCTCGCAGGTGAAGACCGAGAAGGGGCCGGTCGTCGACCCGCCGGCCAAGACGCCTGAGAGCGGGGGCGTGAAGGTCTTCGTGGGGATTCAGATGGGCGGGGTGCCGTCGGCGGGGTTGCCGGCGGTCACGGTCGATGCACAATCCATGCCCGAGACCCCAAATCTCGTGGGGGACGTCTAAGGGAATGAGGGACAGTGGCGGTTACGCGGTACACGTATAAACGACGGACCCTGGTGTGCGCGACGTGCGGCACCCGGACGACACCGCTCTTGTGGGATTACGATCCTCTGCCGCCCTGTTCCGAGTGTTCTCAGCCGATGGTCGAGGATGGGGCATCACGTCACGCGACGGCCGCCGTTATTGGCGACGAGTGTGATGTGACCATCCGGCACGGGTTGTGTTTTGCCGACGGGACGCCGCGTCGGTTCCGGTCGAAGGCCGAGTTCCGAAAAGCGGCCAAAGAGGCGGGCTGGACACCTGGGGCCGAGTTTGGGCACCGTCAGGGCGAAGTGGCGAAGTGGAATGAGCAGTAGCGCGGAGACTCCCGCGACACCAAACGAGGCACTATGAGCGTGGGTGATGTGATTGGCACGGCGGTCGAGGGCGCGATCGAAAGCATTGCGGAGCCCACCGACGAACAGGCGGCGATTGCGACCGAGAGCGAGACGCCTCCCGCGCAGGCGGATGATGGGGCGGTCAAGGCCGCCGAGCCGGCCGCGAACGTCGAGGACGACGAAGCGGAGATCAAGAAGATCGAAGCGGATCTCATCACGAAGAACCCGATGATCCAGAAGGGCCGCATTCCGGTCCATCGGCATCAGGCGGTCGTGACGCGGACACGCAACAAGTTGCAGGCACAGCTCGACGCCAAACAGGCCGAGCTCGACGCCAAGATCAAAGAGTTTGCCTCACCCGAGCATGAGCGTCGATACAAGATGCTTCAGGTGCTCGAGCACGATCCGGACCGCGGGTTCGCGGCGCTTATGACCAACCCGCGCTACCGGGCGTTGGTCGAAGCGGAGGCCAAGAAGATCGGCGCGACGGTGACGCCGGCTGGCGAGGTCAAGCCGATCGCGGCGCCGGTCGTGACGGATGTGCCGGCCGACATGCCCAAGCCGGACTATCTGAATCCGGACGGCAGCGTGTCGTACACACCAGCGCAGGCGGCGAAACTTGCGGCCTGGCAAGCGGATCAGTCGGTGACGAAAGTCTCGGCGCAGCACAAGGCGGAGATCGAGGCGCTCAGAAAAGACGTCGCGCCCATCGTCGACCAGCGGCGCGCGATCGAGCAGTTGGAAGCGAAGAAGAACGAACTGCTGCCACGCCTCCGTCAGGCGATCGAGACGTGGCCGGGCATGAAGAAGTACTACCAAGCATTTCAGGAAGGGATTCGCCAACCGGAGAATTCTCAGGTCGGCCTCGAAGACGGCTATCGGATGTTTGTCGTGCCACTACTCGCGAAGGAGATGGCGGACGCCGAAGCCAGAGTGACCGCGGCGAAAGCGGAAGGCCACGCCGCGGCCCTCAAGGATGTGGAGCAGCGGATCCCGAAAGACTCGCTGCGCCCAGTTGCGACGGCGCGCGTTGGCGCGGACGCCACGAATGGCTCCTTCGATATGGAGTCGGTCATCCGCAATTCGCTCGCGGGCTTGCGTTAACCGCCCGCCACGCACATGAGCTGACGCTCGGCGAGACCAGAGCGTCTGACGACCCCGTCAACCCGCCGACGACACAGGCGCCCCAACGGATGTTGCGTTCTTGCCACTTGGCAAGGAGGGCTCTGTGAGTTTGTCCATTTCTCAGATTCTTGCCGTCTCGTATCCGGCTGTGGCCAACGAGATGAACAAGCCGATGAATCAGTTCGCGGAGAGCGCGTTTCTCCGCGAACTGGAAGCCCAGGGGGGCATCAAGCGGATCGGCATGGGGCCGACGATTGAACATACCCTGGACTACCAGCGTAACCCTGGCACGACGTTCCTCGCGACGGACCTCGAATCGACGTCGCTCGCCAAGACGGACGTCCTGACGGCGGCCAGTTACACGCCCGGCCAGTGTTCCGTGCCGATCGTGTGGTCGAAGGGCGACGATGCCCAGAACCCGAGCGAGAATCAGAAGGTCGCGCTCGTCAAGTCGCTGCTCGAGAACGCGTTCACGTCGCACGACGATCTGATCGAAGAGAACCTCTTCGGGACGTCGAACGACGGGTTCCTGGGTCTCCAGAACATCGTCCCTGATTCGGGCCAAGGCTCGCCGGGCGGCATCAACGCGGGGACCGAGACGTGGTGGAGAAACTACGTCGGGACGTACCTGTCAAACGGGACGGACATCGAAGCGCAGCTCACGACCGCCTGGAATACCGCGGCGAAGGGGTCCGGTGGCGCGGCGCCGACGTTGCTCGTCTCGGGCTCAGCGGCCCAGGCGCTCTATGAAGGCGCGCTTCAGGTGTTCCAGCGGTTCATCGACACCAAGGAAGCCGACGGCGGCTTCAAAAAGCTGGCGTTCAAGACGTCGCGATACGTGTTCAGCCAGTACGGCGGGACGCGCATCTACGGGCTCAATCCGAAGTTCTATCGCCTGAACGTGTCGAAGGACGCGTATCGGGAGAAGGGCGAAACGATCGAGATCCCGAACGCGAACGGCTACGTCTGCAAACTGTACTCGATGCTTCAGGCGACGACCAACAACAAGAGCCGTCTGTTTCTCATCCATCAGTAAACCGGACTGGCACCTCCCGATGGGCATGGGGCTCATCGGGAGTTTGATTTTTCTCGAAAGGATTCACTCTCATGGCGAGACTCACTGGTCCGGTTATGGCGTACCCCGCGAAGGATTCGCTCACGCGAACCCCCGTCACGGCGGTGCCCGCCACGTTGGCCGCGATTGGTTCGCGGGCATTTGGCGAGTTCGGGGAATTCATCTACGTGACAGCGGCGGCGGCGATCGCGACGTCGGGGTTTGCCGTCTCGGCCAACTCGACCCTCGATGCCGTGCAGCCGGGCGCCCTCGGCACGGGCGCGTTCATCGGCTGCGCGGAAGCGCCGTTCGCCTCGGGCGATTCGGGGTACATCCGCATTCGTGGCACAGCCACGATGATTGTCGACTCGGGCGCGGTGGCGGGAGACAGTCTCCAACTCTCCGCGACGACCGGCCATCTCAAGAAGACGACCACGTCGGGCGATCAGGTGGCCATCGCGCTCGCGGCCTCAGACAACGCGTCGACCGCGGCGATTGCCGTCTTCCTCGTCTAGGGTTCCACCGCGGAGCCTGACCGCCGGCCATCGCCGGCGGCAGGACTCCGCATCCGCCGAAGATGTGACGCGGGCGGAGATCGGGCGCGTCACTGGAGGTCGGGCCATGCCTGACGTCACGAAGACGGAGAAGCCCTCCGTCGATGAACGCTTGGTCGCCATCCTCGAGATGATGGCGAAGAAAGAGGCCGCGCCGAAAGACGATTCGACCGACTACGACGAGCGGTTACTCAAAGTCCTGGAGATGCTGGCGGCCAAGCAGGACGAAGGGCCGATCAAGCAGATCCCGATTTCCAAGGCGATTTACAAGACGCCATGGAATCCGACGGGCGATCCGAATCGGCCGGAGTTCGCGCGGGCCTCATTCATGAACGGGTTTCGGCTGAAAGAAGGTTTGCACTCGAACGAAGAGATCGAACTCTTCAATCAGATCAAGCCGGGCCGGTACATCGGGAACAAAGTCCTGGTCGTCGCGAAGAACGCCGACAAGGAGGGCACGGAAGTGATGCTGTTCGTGCCGAACAAGACGGTCGAAGATCGGATTCTCCAAGCGCAGTACGCGCCGACCTTGTCGGTGCTGTTGAAGACGATCATCGCCGAACAGAATCAAGTCAAGGTCTAGTCGACAGACGCGCGTGCCTCGTCCTGGTCTCGGATAACGCCAGGCGGGGCACGTGACATGAGAGAGGAGGCCCGATGACGTTCAAAGAGATGCAGGACTTGGTCATGGGGCGCCTGAATCTCACGTCGACTGACGCACGCACACGCATCAAGGCGGAACTCAATCTCCGTTATCGGGAAGTCCAATCCTCCATCGGGCTCCAGCAAACCCGGCGTGGCATCGCGACATTTGCGACTGCCAGTGGCGTCCCGACGACCACGCAGTCGGGCATCGCGAAAATCTTTTCCGTCTACGACAACACGTACCTGCTGCGCCCGTTGCGCGAGATCACCCTCAACCAACTGAGGATGATGGACTCGGCCGAGGTCACGGTCGGGACCGCGCAGCAGTATGTCGCTGATCAGATCAATGACGACGTGATTCAGTTGCGACTGTATCCCGTGCCGACGGTGGCGTACAACCTGATGTCGGACGTGCTGCTGGCCGGCGTCGACATGGTGGCGGATAGCGATGAGCCGGCGTTCTCGAAAGATTTCCACGACGTGCTCGTGCATGGCGTGATCTACGACGAGCTGATGAAGCTCGAAAAATTCAATCCGCTGGCGGAAGTGGAAGAGGCGAAGTTCGAGAAGCGTCTCGCGGATTTACGGTTCTTTTTAGCCAAGAGTGCGTGGATCTCTGGACCGAAGCAGACCGACACGTTTTTGCGTTGGGGTTTATCAGCGCGCGTGTGGCCCTACAATTCGTTGGCTCCGTGATGGCCAGTAGCGCGCCGCCGCCGCTCGTCATCAACACGCTCCGAGGGGGCCGAAACGACATCGATCCGCCCGCGTCGCTGCCCGATGATCAGTGCGTTCTCGTCGAGAACATCGACTATGAGCGCGCGACGATCGGCGGACGTCGGCGTGGACAGATCGCCGTCACGACCTCCGGCGCGACGATCAATACGGGCGCGTATTTTCTGCACCGGCATTTGCCGACGGGCGATGAGACCGAATCGCAGTTGTGGGTGACGAGCGTCAGCGGCACAACGGGGACGTTCAACTACAAGGACACGGCGTGGTATGCGGTGACGCCAACCGATCTGCTCGCGACGGCGAGCGGTCAGTACGCGATTCGCGGGCAAACGCTGCACGGGAAATTATTTCTCGCGTATCCGCTGCAAGGCTCAGTCGATCGGTTGATGGTGTGGGACGGATCGACGTTGCGGCGAACCGGCTTGGCTGAGCCTAATGCGCCAGTCGTGACGACGAGCGGGAGCGGGGCGTTTGCGACGACACGGTATTATCGCGTGCGGTATTCAGTCGCGACGGGACCGTTCATTAGCCAGCGGTTATCTGAACCGTCAGAGACCACGACGTTTTCTCCGCCTGGATCTGGCGCCGGCGCGACGATTACCAAGCCAGCCGCCATCAACGAAGGCGAGACGCACTGGATTGTCGAGGAATCGATCAACAACGCTGATTTTTACTCGATCGGCGAAATCGCGGTCGGGACCACGACATTCGTGGATACCAACGATCCAGGCACGGTGACAGGAGGCACCTTTCCGCTGGCGCCTCCAATTGGCACTTATACCTTGGAGTACTCTCCCAAGTTTCTCTTGGCTGATTCAGATCGCCTTGTGTTGGGCGGCGCGTGGCAACAGTCGCAACTGCAATCTCGAATCTCGTGGACGCCGGTGTACGCCTCAGTGCCACCGTACGGGAACGATGAACGGTTGGACGACAACAACGATCCGTTCATCGATCTGGACGGCTATGACGGCGGAGCCCTGACGGACATGGGTGGTCCGGTCGCGGGTTACATGTACGCGTTCAAGTGGCAGCGCATCTTCAAACTGATCCGGACGGGGAATGTCAAACAAGCCTACCAAGCAATTAAGGTCACGTCTGCGGTTGGCGCGTTTCCGCGAAGCGTGGTCCCCGGTGTGGACGAACAGGGACGGGAATGTCTGTACTTTCTGGACCCAGAGCAGGGGCCCAAGCGTATCGGGGCCAACGGACTCGAGAGTTGCGGTGAAGATCTCGGCGGCACGTGGAAAACGCTGAACAAGAACGCGCTCCTGGTCTCACATGGCGTGTACTACCCGCTGCGCCGACAAGTGCAGTGGTGGGTTGCGCTCACGGGCACGACGCCGGACACGCGGATTGTGGCGAACACGCGGGCGTTTACGCCGTCGACGCAAGGCGTGCGCCGCGGATGGTCGTTCTACACCGGGACGGGGAACGCGGCCCTGTCGTCCTGTCTCTACGCCGACAACATCAACACGAACGGCGCGCGGAGCCTGACACTCAAGCCGATCACGGGGCATTTGGATACGACGCTGCTGAGGATCAACGACAGCGGCACCACGGATGTGGGGACGCTCTATCAGGGCCGGATTCGGACCAAGCCGTTTGTCTTGGGCGGCATGCTCGAGCGTCCGGCGATCCGCGCCGGCGCACTCATGGCGACGGCCGCCTCTGGGGTGAGTGTATACGTGACGCTCATTCGCGATTTTGGCAAGGAAACCGGGACGCCGATCGCCGTGGATCTGACGCCGTCGGGGACTGAGACGACGGTGATGAAGCCGATTGACAATCTTGCGTTGTCGGACCTCTTGAGCGTGCAGGTTGAGCTCGGGGACGCCGCGCCCGTCGATGCGGACTGGGAACTGGCGATGGCGTCGTTTGTCGTGACGCCGGGAGAGTCGGCATGATCGCGCTCGCGTATCGCGATTCGTTGCCGGAAGGCACCGCCAACGAGTTCGATCAGTTGGTGCAGGGTCTCACGGGCATGCTGTACCAACAGCACAATCCCGATGGCGGCCACACGAACATCACGGCGGACTCGCTCAGCATCAACCCGCCGAATCTGACCACGGGCGTGGATGGCACGATCACGTTTCAGGATCGGTTGGGCAAGAAGACCGTGTTCTCGCGGGATGACAGCGGGACGATCATCACGCTGAACAATGGGACCGATATTTTGATTCGCCGGACGGACGTGTCTGGCGCCATCTTGAATCTTGTGCGTGTCGGGTTGATGCGAACGTCTGGTCCTGGGTTTGGTAATGGCATCACGCTGTTAGCGATTGATGCCGCGACGCCAACGGCCTTTCACGATTGGGGTCTTGCTAGCGGAAATACCAACGTGGCCCCAGGCGCGAGGATGCTGATCTCTGATTTAACGACATTGATTTCCCCCGTGTCTCTGCGCTACCGATCTAGCGCGACGACGTACGAGTGGATGAAGACGACCGGGTCTGAAGGTCCGACGACTGAACAAGTGACCCTCGGGTCTGGCTTCGACAGTTCACAGCAGGGCTACTGGGACGCGGCGTACATCAAATCGCTCTCACTCGCTACGGGATCTGGAAGCGCGGAAGTCGCGGGCAAATGGAATGACGTGGCGTACAACACGGCGAACTATTCCGGCAGCGGAAGTTTGACGTGGACACCTACGGGCAGCGGAGATCAGGTGTCGTACGCCTACATGGTGCTTGGCAACACGATGTGGCTGACGTTTGAAGTGCAGGGCAATCTCGGCGGATCGGATTCGTCGGAACTGCGCCTCGCGGTGCCTGGCGGCTACACCATTACCGGCCGTCGGTTCGGCGCCTCGTGTGCGTGGGCCGTGGACAACAACGACAGCACGTTGCCCATCGCCCCGATTCAGGCGGCGCCAGGACATCAATACATCTCGATTCAGAAGATCGTTTCCGGCGCGCTCGCGAACTGGATCGCTGGCGGAAATCTCGCGTACGTTAACGGACAAATCGCGTTTTCGATTGCCTAGAGGAGCATCATGGCCACCGCAATTCCCGTAGCAATTCAGTTGGCGAATGGGCGGACGCTCCCGACGCCGGACCCGGCGACCGATGGCGTCCAAACGATTCAGAACGACGGCACGAACGAACCACGATGGGTCGCGGCGGGCGCGTCCACGGGGATTCAGGTGCTCACTGGTGATCCGTTTCCGCCCGTCGACGGGACGGCCTGGGTGGTGGTGACGGGCGTCTCGCCCGCGGCGTCGATGGCGCTCAAAGCTCGAACCTCTGGTACGACGCACGTGATCGCCAGCATTACGTTCTAGTTCAAAAGGAACCTTGCCCATGACTCGACTGTGTTGGTTGCGTAGTGCGTTAGTGGCGGCGATCGTGAGTCTGCCGGTGTCGGGGTTCGCGCAGGACCGACAGAACATTCCGAGCGGGGCGTCGTTGCCGGCTAACTGCACGGTCGGCGACATCTTCATGAAGACCGGCACGACGCCCGGCCTCTACAGTTGTCTCACGACGGACACCTGGACGATCTCGGGGAGCGGCGGAAGTCCCGCCGGATCAAACGGAAACGTCCAGATCAACAACAACGGCTCATTTGGCGCCTACGCGGGCTCAAGCGCGGCAGCCAACCAAGTCGTCACGGGGTTCGACGCCAGTGGGAATGTCACCTCGACGTCGCTCACGATTAGTTTCTTGCCTGGATCGATTCCGGCGTCGAAGCTCGTCGGCACGGACATCGCGACCGTCGGCACGATTACGACGGGCGTCTGGAACGGCACGGCGATTGGCGTGACCAAGGGTGGCACAGGCCTCGCGTCTGGCACGTCTGGAGGCGTACTGACGTTCACGGGATCGGGCACGCTCGCGTCTAGCGCGGCGCTGACGGCGAATCTGCCGGTGATTGGCGGGGGCGCCGGCGCGGTCGTGAGCGTGGGCAGCGTCTCAGGGAACACGACGAAGTTCGTGACCGAGAGCGGCAGCGTGACCTCGGGGAACTGCTTCAAGGCGGATGCCAGCGGCAACGCGGTCGACTTCGGGGCGGGCTGCGGCGGCACGGCGTCCCCAGGTGGCGCGGACACGAACGTGCAGTTCAACGACTCGTCCAGCTTCGGAGGCTCAAGCGGATTTCTCTACAACAAGACGACCCACGATGCGACGCTGACGGGTCTCATCAAGTCCGCCGGCCAGAACTGCACGTACGTGACCAAGACGACGACGTATACGGTTGGCGTGACGGACTGCATTGTCGAAGCGCTGACGAACGCGTTCACGATCAATCTGCCGACGGCCGTCGGGATTCAGGGTCGGTTGTACACGTTCAAGAATCTCCAAACGGCCAATGCGCTCACGATTGACGCGAATGGTTCGGAAACGATTGATGGGGCGCTCACGGCGTCGGTCATCAACGGAGCGATCACGATTCAGTCGGACAACGCGAACTGGCGGATCGTCGGGTCCGGCTCAGCACCATTCACAGACCCAGGCACGGACGCGGTATTGTACTGGCACAATTCGGTGAAGTCCCCGGCGGCCGTGACCTTGGGGGCCTCCCTCTCGCTCTCTAGTGGCACGTTGGATGTGGCCGCCAACGGCATCTCGTTGGCCAAGATGGCGACGCAGGCGGACAAGACGATTTTGTCGAACGTGTCGGGCGGCACGGCGGTGCCGGTGGCCAACACGTCGATCCCACTCAACACGCCGCTCGTGTTCTTGGCGGGCGTCTGCCAGAACGCCACGGCGTCGATTGGGGTCTCGACGCCCACATCAAACGCGGCGACGGCGCTCTGCAAGGCTGGATCGAACACGCTGTTTGGCGTCGCGCAGTACACGGCGACCGGGCAGTCGATCCAGGGGCTTGTGCCGATTCTGGAAACGCTGACCTCGACGACCGTCACCGTCTCGATTCAATACTTCCAAGAGACCACCCAGACGGGCGCCCCGACCTTCACGTTCTCGTGGGCGCGTGTTGGCGCGGCCGGAACGCTCGATCCAGCGTTCTCAGATTGCGATAGTACCGGCACGACGGCGGCCACAGCGAATCAGCTCCACGTGAACGCGTGGACCTGCACCGTGACCTCACTCGCAAAAGGGGACGTATTCTTCTGGAAGTTCTCCTATAAGACCGCCCCATCGGGCGGCGCGTCAAATCAGGACTTGATTACGCTGACCGTGATGCCGGTCGCCAGCAAGCCGATTGGAGGAGGCTAATGCGTCAACTTCTCGCGGCGGGTCTGCTCGCGATTGGGCTATTGCCGGCCCCGCCGATGTTCACGACGGCCTCGGACAACTTCCCGGGCCCCGATAACACCACGCTCGGCACGGACTGGATCGATCCCGAAGCGGAGTTTGGCATCGTCAGTCACGCGGCCACCCAGAGGAACGCCGGCGTGAATACGCGTGCCACGGCGTGGTGGAACCCGTCCACCAACAGCTTCACCGGCAACCAGTTCAGCCAGGTGACCTGCGGCACAGTTGGGGCCAATACGCCGCCCTACGGCAGCCAGTGGTGCGGCGTCGGCGTGAACATGTCAGGATCGAGTTTCGCCACGACTACCGGCTACCTCATCTACGCCGGTCCCTCCAACGATTGGGAGATCGCCCGTCGTGACGCGGGCGGTGCGGAGGCAAATCTCGCGAGCGGATCGTACTCGCCCGCAGACGGCGATGTCTTATATCTGGAGCACAACGGGTCACTCCTCACGTTTAAACTGAATGGCACCTCCGTGGGCACGGCCTCCGACAGCACCTACGTCGGTGGACAACCAGGGCTGAACGTCGATGCCATTCTCTTGATAGATGCCGTGGCATTGACCAGTTGGAGCGGCGGCGATCTCGGCGGTGGCGCCGTGTTCCCAGCGGCCATTATTAATGGCGCGCCCGTGCGCGGCGGAGGGAGGAACCGCCGATGAAGGGTCTGACCATTGCGACCATCGTGATCCTGGCATTCCAAGTGCGTCTCCCCTTGCGTCTCGTCGGTGGTAGTGGTGGCGGGAGCGCGGTGCTCGACGCGGCGCATATCCAATATGTGGGGTCCAAACAGGTGGCCTTCGCTTCAGAGTCCACGTGGGGCTCCGGCCAAGTCTCTGGTTATCGCTCTGGCGGGGTGCTCCATTTTTTGGTCATCGGTGATCAGCGCAATCTGAGAAATGTCGATTCAACGGTTGTCTCCGGAGCCTCAACAACGCAGTTTACCGTCGCGTCTGGCGTTGGCGCCCAGTTAACCAACAATGCGTGGATTGACATCTGTCGCAAAGCGGCCGGGGTCAGTGGGGTGGGATGCAAAGAAGTCTACCCAGAGGACACGAAGATTACGAACATTAGCGGTGATGTGATCACGGTGAGTCCAGCGCTCGGGGGCATCCCCGCCAGCGGCGACGAGGTCTATCAGGAGTTCATGGCCCCGATTCTTGATATTGCTGACGACGGATCGAGTTGGGTGCAGGATCCAGCGAGCGTCAACACCTTGGCCATTACGAACATTATCGAGCAGCCCTATCATGGGAGGCGTGGCGGCTTTGATGCGGGTAATAATAATGTGTGGTCGGCCCTTGGGTATATCACGTCCTCTGGGATTTATGTCCACAACGGCCTGTGGTATTTGTCGTGGTATTGGAGTTACGTCTCGAACACCACGTCGAGTAATTTCGGCATGTATGATCCCGTCCACGACATTATGTATGGACCGTGGGTGTTGAAAACGTGGGATGGCGATGGAGTGTCTCACCAAGGACAGCAGGGGTGTGCGATGCTGTTGGCTGACCCGGTGGACAGCACAAAATTTGGATGCACTACGCTCCTCAGTAGCGGCATCACGCAGTTTCCTTGGGGTCCCAACTTGACCGTGGGATTACCCTGGCCAACGTCGAGCACCTCAAACGCCTTCGGCTCGAACATCCTCGACTTTGGCACGTCCCTCGGGGGTGGATCGCCACGTTACATTTATCAATATTACATGGGGGACCCGGGGACGGCGAACTACTTCAATCAAGACGGCACGGTCCACGGATTTATTCGCTCGTTTCGCTATCCCACCAGTTATAACTATATGGACGAGCCGAGAACGCATACCGCAGATGGCACACGTCGCCTCAGTGCGGACCCTGCCCAGAACGGCGGCGTCAACACCTTTAACGAGATTGACCGCATTCAGGGCGCCATGTATTTTCGCGGAACGAACCGACAGGGGGTGATTTTTGCGACGAACCTGCTCGGGCGGAACGCCGGCTATAGCAACACGAGTTGCACGGTCACGCAGCACGAGTTTTACGCAAACGCCGGTCAGGGTTATGTGCTGACCTCAAGCGGAGACTTTTCCACGGACACCGTCATTACGGGGCTCACGACCGGATATTCACACAACCTGAGTCACTGGGATAACACGCTGCATCTCGGCGGTTGGAACGATTGTGGTGCTGGGTGTATCGGACAAGAGTTCAACGTGGGCGAGACGATTCAGGGGAACATCAGTGGACACACTGGCACGGTCGTCCAAGACCACCGCAATCTGACATGCGATCATGGCTGTGATGCATCACCTCCCTATGGATATGCAACAACTGGTCCATCGTGGAGAAATCGTCCCCGTCATGTGGAGTTTCTGGTCTATGACGCAGATACCCTAGACTCCGTGCGCGCCGGGTCCACGACGGATTGGACTCCAGACCCCACGAATTACATCGACTTCGATGATACCTACGGATATCACCTGCTGGGCACGGGCACATCGGGAGACGGGACCGATGCGGAAGCCTATAGCTTGGGATTTTTCCAAGACCCAGATGATCCGACCTCTTTCTACATCGTGACTCAGCGTTCGTGGGGCGGGGGGACGATGGGCCTCTCGAAGTTCCACATCCTCGACACAGCCGAGCCCGAGCCGACGCTGTTGGGGTGGCTATGGCAGTGGTTCAACGAGATCGTGCCGAGATTGACGAAGACGCATCCGGCGCTGATCCCGAGTCTGTTGAGGGCGACTCCGCGATAGCAATGGGCGCGATCTATCTCATGAGCCTGTCCGGCTGGGCGCGATTGACGCGCAAGGGATCACGGAGGACCGTATGACGGACGAAGAGCGGGTGTCGATCGGAGAGTTTTCCCGCACGCTCGACGCCATGAATAACCGGATTGATGCGGGATTTGCCGAAGTGCGTCGCAGCGCCGAGATTAATACCAAGACGCTCGATCGCATTGAAGACATGGTGCTGTCGCACGACAAAAAGTTCGCGGTGCTTGAGTCGCAGACGCAAGACACCAAGATGATCGCGCGTAAGTGGGGTGCCGGAATTGCGACTCTGGCGACCGCGGCGGCGGAACTGGCGCGCGTATTTTTCCACAAAGGAAGCTAATGGCGACCACGATGCCCGTTCATCCGCCCGTGACCTCGGCGCCGATCCCGCCCGCGGGCGTGAGCACGAACCCCAGCGATCCGAACTACAACCCGATCTACGATCCGGCCAGTCCGTACTACGGACAGGTGTCAGGGCCGGTCGGGTCGACGCAGCACGCCGCCACCTCGGCGAGCGTGACGCCGCCGACCGCCGCGACGCCAAGCGGCGCGCTCACATGGACGGGGGATTTTAACATTCCGGCGATGCTCGCTGCCGCCGGGCCGATTCGTGGCGGTCTTCCCAATGACGATCCGGCCTATTGGGAAAATCTCAAGAACGATTTCACGCAACGCTATGGCAGTGGCGCGGCGAATGAAATGTATCAGCGGATGCTCGGCAAGGAAGCCGGCGGCTCCGATGCCGCGCAACAGGGACCGTACTCGGCCGCTAACGGATACACGTATACGCCATCGACGTCAACCTCAACAGGTGGATCTAGCCTGTCCCTGACGAACGGCCTCCAGAACGCCTCGGCGCTCTCGGGAATGAATCTGGGTGTGGGGCCGTCACTCGTCCCGACCGACACGAATGCGTATCAGACGCTCTTGGGGCGGATCAAGAGTCTGCTCGGCGGCGATGCGTCGTTCGAGCGTGAGGCGCTCTTGGATCTGGGCTCGAGTGCGCCGTCGTCGACCATCGGGACGACACCGACCAGTGTCACCCCCACGACCGGGACGCCATCGGCGTCGTCAAGTACGCCCGCCGTCCAACCGGTCGCCGCGACGCCACCCACGCCACCCGTGACGGATACGGGCGCCGCTCAACCTCCGGAGACCTCCGCACCGCCGTCGACGCCGAGCAAACTCTACGGCAGCGGCGGCCCCTCGGAAAGCGATGCGCTCAGAAGTCTCGCCGGCTCGGGCGCGGGCCAGCAGGAACAGATCTGGAGCCGGGCCCCGTGGCAGGGGCCGGAGAACGCGACCGCGATTCCCGACTGGCTTGGCAACGCCATCTTGGCGCCGTTCCCTGGCGTGGCGATGGCCGCCAAGGCGGGCACGTGGCTGAACGGTAAACTGAACCAGCCGGGCGAGATGCCGGTCAATCCGGACCAGGGGCCAACCGATCCGAACCTGACGCCAGAGCGATTTGACTCGGCGCTTCAGGCGAGAAACGCGGCCATCGCCCAGCAAGCCTTGAATCAAAACGAAGTGAACGGGGGCATCTAACGTGGCGACCGATCTCAGTAACGGTCCCGATCCGTTTGCCGCACAGGGCGGGGGCCAGTTCGTCCAAGGCGTCGGCTGGGTCGACAAGAACAACCCGGCGTACACCGGTCCCGCGGGCGGCACGAATGCGGCCAATAGCGGGACGGCCAGTCCGAACGGCGATCCGAACCAGACGCCCTCCACTGTGCCGGGCCAGCCGGCCGCGACGACATCGTCGACGCCAGGGGCAGCCCCCACGGGGCCGACGACCAATCAGGGGACACAGGACACGGTCCGCAATACGTACCTCGCGCAGGCGTCCCAGCCAGAAGTTGTGACGCCGAACGATCCGAACGTCAAGGCGCAGACCGACGCGTACCGGGCGGAAGCGACACGCGGCGTTAACAACTACCTGGACCAGCAAGCCGAGTCGGCTGGTCCGTACGCCACGGGCGCCCTCCGCGGACAGGCGCGGATGGCGAACGAACAAGCGGGCCAGGCCACGGGGGCATTCGAGACGCAACTGATGGCGAACGAGCTCGCGGCCCGTCGGCAAGAGATTCAGAACGCGTTGTCTGGTCTGGGCGGTCTCGTCACCTCCGACCAACAGCAGGCCTTGCAGAAAGAATTGGCGGACATCGACGCGCAGACGAAAGTGCTCGGAATCAACACGGCGGCGTCGACCGCGGCCAATCAGTTGGGCGTGCAGCAGGAACTCGGCGTTGGTGGCCTAAACCTCGGACTCATCCAGGCGCTCTTGGGAAATCAGCAGTTCGGCAACAACCTGGCGCTTCAGGCCGCCATTGCTGAGATGGGCGGCAATACCACCGCCGGCAACGCCGTCAGCGGCGCGTAGGAGAGATCACATGGGCTTCTGGAGTTCGCTCGGGGAAGATCTGCTCAATGGCGCCGCGAATTCCGCGACGGGCGGGACGGCGGGCACACTGTTGAATATCGCGAAAACGGCTGCGCCGATCGTCAACGATCTGGTGCAGCAGAACAAAAACAATAACCAGCTCCAGTACGCGCAGACGGTGGCGTCAGCGCCGGTCCAAACGTCGAAGGATCAACTGGCGCTGAACGCGAAGGCGGAACTGGCGAAGGAACAGGCTGAAGCCGCCTCAACCGCGATTGACGAAGAGGCTGCCAGAGAGAAGCAACAGGCCGACGCGTACGCGAAGGCGCGCAAGTCAGCGCTGGCGGAGAACGTCAAGGACGTCAACATCGACCTGTCGAGTCTGCCGGGCAATGTGCCAACCCTGCACTTCACAGGCGGACTGCGCCCGTCCGCCTACGGCCCGGAGGGCCTGGCGGCGGCCCAGACGTTGAACAATCAGGCGATGCAGCAGCTCACGAATCCGACGACGTTTCCGGCCGTCCCGACGCCGTCACTCTATGAGCAGACGCAGCCGACCATCCCCGCCCCGCCGACGGAGAACTTCTGGGAAAAACTCGCGGGGCCGCTCGGCTTTGGACTGACGGCGCTCTCGACGGGTCATCCTGGGGCTGCCACGGGCACGGCGGGCACACCCGCCGACACGGGCGTCCTCCGCCCACCGGCCGACACGCACGTCGGGGCGACGCCCGTGCCGACGCTTCCGGGGACGGCCGCCCCGACGGCTCCGATTCTGCCGGGCATTCCGTCGCAGATGTTCCAAGGGCCGCCGGTGACGATCCCGCCGCCCGTCTTCGATCCGTACGGAGGAGGCTAAGATGGCGGAGTTTGATCTGCCAGAACTCGACCCGATCGATCCGCCGCTCCTCTCGCGGCCCGCAGGCCAGGGGCAGGAGGTGCCGCTGCTCGCGATGGCCCCGCAAAATCTCTGGGGCCGCGCGTCGAATGACATCACTACGCTGCTGGCCCAGCGGGCGCTCGCCAAACAGCAGGCGATGCTCAACAATCTGAAGTTGGGGATGGCGGTCCGCGCGTCCAACGATACCAGTGACGTCCAGCAGTCGACCGCGGCGAAAAATGCCGCCGAGACGACCGCGCAGAACGCGGCGGCCGGCAAGACCACGCAGGAAACGACGGATCTCCAGTCGAAAGCGAAAGAAGACGATCTCCGTCGTCAGCATCTCCAACAGGCGCTTGACGGGTTCAAAGCGGCGACCGATCCTGAGACGAAGAAGAATTACGCCCTCGATATCATGAACGCCGGCGGCAAACTGCCAACCGAAGGGGAGATGCAGGGCGTCGCGATGAACCCGGCCCAAATCGGGGCCCTCCTCGATCAGTTGGAGGCCGAGACTGATCCGCAGAAGCGCAAGAGCATTGAAGCGCGGATCCTCAACGCCGGTGGCAAAGTCCCGACGGAGGCCGCACCGCGCTATACGGGCACCGAAGGCGGGGTCCTCGACACGCGCACCGGCAAATTCACGCCGACCCCGAACTATGTGCCACCGGGCGCGCACAAAGACGATCCAGAACTGCCTGACGAACTCAAGGCGTACCTGAACACGCTGCCGGCGTCGACCAATCCGGCGACCGGCAAACCGTACACGCTTGAGGATGCCATCGCGAAAGTGCAGCACGGGATTAGCGGCGCGGGTGGCGGTCCCGGCGGTCTGTCGCTCATGCAGAAGTATCCGAAACTGGACCTCGCCAAAGTCGGCACGTATCTCCGGCAGGCGTACGGCAACCCGATGCAGGCGGGCTTCACCCAAGGCGCGCCTCCGGAAACACCGGGCGCGCAAGCGCCCGTCGCGGCGCCGGCGCCCAGTCCCACGCCGACCGGCACGGCCGCGGCCCCGCCGCCCGCGCAGGCTCCGCTCAAGATCGGCGTTATCAAGTTGCCCAGTGGGCCCTACGAGGTCAACCTGAACCCGGACGGCACCTACAACGGGGCGCACGGGGACGTGTGGAAACTCGAAGGCGGTCAGTGGACCCGGATCAAGTAGATGGCGGCCCCGCAAGATCTCCCGCCGGTCGGGACGTCATTGCCGGCGGTCGGGACGAGTATCCCGGCGGCTGGTGTGGCCTCAGCGGCCGACTTGCCCCCCGTGGGCCACACCATCCCGGCCGCCAATCCGGCGGAGTTGTCCGGCTGGCAGCAGGCGGTCGTCCGTTCCATTACCAGCCCCATCATTGAGGGGGCCCAAGGACTCGCCCGACTGAAGTCGACGGCGGAGAGTATCGCCGACCAAGCCCTCGGTCCCTTGGCCAAGACGTACGATCCGATGAAGGCGAAAGCCGAAGGGGAGGCGCTGCTCGCTCATCCCGCCTCATCGGTCCTGAACACGTTCGTCCCCGTCAACTCGACCATTGAAGACCTCCAGCACAAGAACTACGGCGGGGCCCTCGCCAACGTCGGACTGACCGCGCTGGGCGCGGCGGGACTCCACGAGGCGCTGACGCGGCCCACGCTGCCCGTCGGCGAGCCGGTCGAAGGCCCTCCGTCGGCACGCCCTGCCGAGATGCCCGCGCCCGCCACGGAGACCCCTGCCGCCGTGCCGCCCGTCGGCACGTCCATCGCGGCCGACGTCCCCGCCGAACCGTCGGTCCGCTCGGCGCCCGTGATGCCTGACGTGGGCACCACTTTACCCAAAGTGGGCACGTCCATTCCGGCGCTCGAGGCGCAGGCCGACGCGAGAGGCACACCCGTTCCAGAGGCGAAGGCGATCGCCCCGGCGGATCTGGTCCGGGAGGACACGTTCCTGACACGCTTTCCGGAAGAGCAGCGGCCGCAGATGCAGCAGATTCTTGAAGAGAACGGTGGGTTTGAGACCCAGCGGCGCGGCGTGCAGCCGATGGCCCGGACTGAAGCGTTGGCCAAGGAACTGCAAACGCCCCCGACGACGACCCCGCTTGCGCCTGGAACCATCCTGAACGACGTGGAAGCGACGTCGCTCGCGAATGCCGTGTCGACGGCGTTTGATAAGGTCACGGCGTTGGCGAAGAAGGTCAACGCCGACGACGCCACGGATGCCGACCGCGTGGCGCTTCGGAAGGCGCAACTCGAGGCCACGGTCCTGCTCCAGTCGGCCCGCGGGGTCACGGCTGAGACCGGCCGCGCGCTCAACGCGCACAAGATTCTGGCGCAGGTGGTCGAGGCCAACCCCGACGCCAAGCTCTTGCAGATGGCCCTCAAGAAACCCGAACTGCGGGAATTGGATAACTTTGCCGAACAGTGGGCGAATCTGCCCGACGACGAAGCTCGCGTCCAGTTCATGCGCCAGGCCCAGCCGATGTCGAAGTTCGACATGGCGCTGTCGGTCTTCTATTCCGGCTTGCTCTCGGCCCCCAAGACGCTCGTCCGGGCGTTCACAGGGACCGGGGCGAACGCCGTCTTCCGCAAGGCGAGTCTCTTTCCGGCGGCCGCGATTGACGCGGTGCAGTCAGCGATCACGGGCGACCCCCGCACGATTCGCCCGCTCACGGAGCTCGGTGCGCAACTCGGCGCGATTCCCCAGGCGGCCAAGGCCGCCGCAGCGACGGCGGCGGACACGCTTCGCACGGGCCACGGGCCGATCGACGAGATGTCGTTCATCCCGCGTCGTGAACTGCCCGGCGGGGCCGCGAACCCCCTCAACTGGCCCGGTCGGGCGTTTGAAGCGAAGTTTCAGGGCATGAGTCAGTTCTACGGTCTGCCAGAACTGGCCGGTCGGTTGTCGTCTGAGGCCGCGCGGCAAGCCGATGCGGCGGGACTGGCCCCCGGCCCCGATCGCGATGCGTTCCTCGCCAACAAAGCCGACGAGTTCGCGCTGGACCCGCCAGCGAACATTGTCAAGGCGGCTACCGACGAGGCGAAGTCGATCCTGTTTCGAGAACCCTCTGGCGCGTTTTTGAAGCGGCTGGAGGATGTCTCGAACCGCGGCGGCACGATGGGCAAAGCGCTCAAGTTTGTCGTGCCGTTCGCGCAGATTGCCGGCAAGATCACCAAACAGGGGATCGAGAATTCACCGCTCGCGTTCATGTCTGGGCAATTTCAAGAGGCCATGCACGCCGGCGGCCGCGTCCGCGCCGAGGCGTTAGGCCGGACGGCCACAGGGACGGGGCTCATCGGGACGGCCGGCGCCCTCGCCGTCGCGGGGTATCTCACGGGCCCAGGGCCCTCAGACCCACGTGAGTTGGCTGCGATGCGCCAGACGGGCTGGCAACCGTACTCGATCAAGATTGGGCATACGTACTACGGGTACGACCAGTTCGCCCAGCCGATTGCGCTGGGGTTGCGGACGATTTCCGACGCCGCCGATCAGTTCACACGCACGGGAGCCGTCGATGTGAAACAGACGCTCCTCGGCATTGGCCGCAGCATCTTCGATACGTCATTTCTGTCGGGACTGAGTTCCGCCGTGAATGCCGTCACCGACCCAGGCCGCTACGGAGAACGCTTCGTCCAGGGGTTTGCTCAGGATGCCGTGCCGTTCTCGAGCGGCATGCGCAGCCTGACCACAACGCTCGATCCGACGGTACGCGCCCCCGAGACGGTCGGGCAGGCGATGGCGTCTATTGTGCCGGGACTGTCCACGACCGTGCCGCCCAAACTGGACATGTTCGGTCAGCCGATCGTGCGGACCGCGGGGACGTTGGCGCGCGCGCTCAGTCCGGCCCTCACGTCCGCCGCCACGACTGATCCGATCGTCCTAGCGTTAGCCACACACGGGATCACGGACATCAGCGTGCCAGAGAAAACGCTGAACAAGACCACCTATCAGCCCGCGATCACGCTGTCGGAGGCCGAACGCGCCAGACTCGGTCACGCGACCCGTCAGGCCGTCGAGATGGTCGTCACCAATCCCGGCTGGGCGAGCCTTGACCACCAAGCGGCCGAGGAGTACATCCATCGCGCCATCGACCTAGCACACCGCAACGTCATTCTCCAAATCCGATCGGAGCACGCCCTTGGCCGCTGATCCCCAGTTCACGCTGACCCCGACCGCCGTGACCGCCATCGAGACCCTCAGCGGCGGCGGGACGATGTACTTTCAGGCCCGCACGTACGGCGTCATCGCGTCCACCTTGGACGACGCCTTGGCCGGCGGGACGTTCATCCTCCGCGTGCAACAGCGCCTCAAGAATCTCACGCGTGTTGTCGGCGTGGCCGACACAGACGCCTTCGCCGACGCCTAGTCGCTTGAGCGGATGATCGTCGGTTTGGCGACGAACTTCTTGATCTCGCGAGTTGTGTCAGTCATCCACAGCCACTTCTCGGCCACGAGCACACGCTCCCCACTCGCTTTCGCGATTTCATACGTGCCATCCTCGTGGCGTTCCACGGTATCCCCTACTTCCGGTTCCACTTCAAACCCTTCACCGTAGGCGCCATGTCGGCCATCGGCGCGGTGGTCCGGATAGAAGAACACGAGCTCGCGCACGGTCTTGGTGTCATCGGCCATCGATCGTCTCCTGACAATACGTGTGAAATTGATCGGCAATCGCGTCCCACTGGAAGTCCGGGAGGGTGGCCAGTTCGTACGCCTTGACGGCGAGATCGCGCCGGAGGTCGGCGTGATCGTAGACGTCAGACAGCGCGGCGGCCGCCGCGTCGTACCCGACGACCTCGCCCACGGTGTTCGCCCCGCAGGGCACGACATGCGACATCGACGTCGGCATGAGCCGCGCCGTCCCCCGGAAGAGATCGCCGTAGGCCGCCGTGTCCGGGAGGATCTGCGGAATTCCGCAGGCGGCACTCTCCATTGCGACGAGGCCGAATCCCTCGCCATGCGTCAGGGACCAGTGGACGTCCCACGACCGGTACACGTTCGGCAGTTTCTCGCGGGGCCACAAGACGCCGGGATCGAGGTCCATGTCGGTGAACATGAGCCGCTGTTTGGGAAAGCCGAAGTGATACGCGAGTTGGTTCAAGTCCCAGCCGTACGGATCCGCTAGCGCACAGTGGAGCATCAGCCGGACGTTCTCGGGCTTGCCGGTGTCACTCCACCAGCGGGCGAAGTACTGGAGCGTCAGATCGTAGCGCTTGCGGGCGGCGTTCCGGTCCGCGCGGCCGATGATGAAGTCGTCGAGCCACGGGTCGTGAAAGTGGAGCGCCTGACGGGCCTCGCGGGCGTTGCCAGGCGTAAAAAAATTCGTGTCGATGCCATACGGCAAGACCCCCGTCGGGCCGCGGAAGCCGCCGTCGATGAGCGCCTGCACCCCAAAGTCGGTCGGGGCCAAGAGCCGTGCGATCCGACCGTTCATCTCCCTCGCGGCCCACTGGTTCTTGGCGTCCGCCGGACACCACGCGAGAATGGGCGGCTGCTTGGCGGCGTCGAGCCGTGCGAGTTGCTGCAAATACAGGAGCACGTTCCACGAGTCCTGATGCAGCACGACGAGCTGGGGTTCGATGGCGTTCACGAGGTGCGCGAACCGGTTGACGCCGAACACATCGCTCCCGTGCAGCGACGCCGGGTAGATCATAAACTCCCGCTGAAGCGGGTGCGGATCGCCGTGCGTGTTGATGCCCAGGACGTAAATCGTGTAGGCGTCCTTGGCTTTCAGACGCGTGAGGATCGCCTCGTTGACGGTGCCGAACCCTGTCGCACAGGCGAAGTCGCCGACGAAGAGCAGTTTCGGTTTCAGAGCGCACGCTCCCAGAAGTCGCGACCGATGGTCGCCCAGTTGAACCGATCTTCGAGCCAGAGTTTTTCCGAGCGACTCACCGGCGTCGGCGGAGAGCCGGTAAAGATAGCCCGCAAGGACGCCGTGACGTCGGCCGGGGAGGCTTCCGGAATGTAGATCGCGTGGTCCTCGAGCCAGTGCCGGTAGTGCGGTCGGTCGAACACGATGGGCCGCGCGCCGCAGGCGAGTCCTTCGTAGACGGGGAGCTCGAAGCCCTCGACCCGTCGGAGGCCGGTCACGTACTGGCAATCGGCCCACGCCACCAGGACATCGACGTCCTGAATGTCGAGCTTCCAATCGACGTGATCGCCAAGTTTCAGATTGTGCCCCAAGTGAAAGACGAACCCCAGGCCCTTGGCCGCCTCGACCACTTCGTGCAAACATTCCGCGTCGGCGACATACCCGGAACAGCCCACCAGATATTTCGGAGCCCCGTCTTTGACAAACCCACGGAGAAAGAGGTCGTCCACGCCAAGCGGGGCGTAGTAGAAGTTCGGTATCCCCACCGACCACAATGTCTGGAGGTCATAATAGCTCCAGACGACGGCCGCGCCGAGCCACAGATTGAGCCAGGGCCAGAGATGCGGCTCTTGCGTCGACATCAGGCAGTACTGAATCATGGCGTACCGCTGGCCGCGCGCACGGCAGCGGGCGACGGCCTCAACCGTCTCGGGATAGCCGATGACGTGGAGCACGACGAGATCGGCGGACGCCTCGTCCGGAACGATCGTGACCGTCCGTGGGGCCGATCGCATGAGCGCCGTCGCCACGCGGCCCATCGCGCGGGAGAGGCCCGGTTGCGGCGCGAGGTACACGGTCATTCAGCGTCCCGCGCTCGCGTCGAGCCACTTGGCTGGGTCACGCTCTTCTCGCCACACGAGAGGTAGAGCGGTATCACGTCCAGCACACACCGTACAGGCGCCGAGCGGTGCAGTGCGGTCAAGATAGGCCCGGAGTGCTGACTCAGTAAGTCCAGCAATCGCGATTCCATCTGTGCCAAATCGCTGGCCTTGAATGAGTGACGGGATGTGGGGCCCGCAACAACACGTAAATACAAAGCCACGGGTGGCACTTCGTGAAAAATGTCGGAAGAAACAAGTCTGAAATTTGGCAGCCGTGGCCGCGGCGTCCGTCGGGACCGGCTCGAGCATCGTGCGGAAGTTCGGGACGCGCCGTTCGTCTTTCGGGACATAGGTGACTCCGTTGGCGGCACAGGCATCGACAATCCACTGAATCTCGGCCTCGGTCTGTTTGCCTGGGTAGAGCGAATGCACAAGGTGGTCAAATGACCGCCAGAAGCGGTCGGGCATCTTCGCGACGAGAAGACCGTTCGTCCAGACTTCGATCGCGTCAGCGATCTTGGAGGCCCGCGCGATGTCAAGGATCGTGCAGAGGTCTTTGTGGAGGAGGGGTTCGCCGCCGAGCGCCCCCCACTTCTCCGCGTGGAGGAATGGCGCGAGGTGCGTCAGATCGTGTTCGACATCTGCCGGCACCGAGAACCACGGGCCGGCCTTCCGCCAGAGCGGCACACTGTGATTGCAGGCAACACACGAGAGCTGGCAGGCCGTCGTCAGATCGGTCTCCAAATGCGGAATCTGGATCATACCCGGATCGCCCCAATGCCGCCCCACGTGCCGCCCGGCACGAGAAACGCCGTCTTCTCGCCTGGGAGTTCCTTCCAGAAGCGCGGCGTGCCATGACCGACCTGACGCAGAAAGTCAGAATCGACGATGTCATGAAACGCGATGACGCCGCCCGGCTTGACGAGCGGACGATACCACTGATAGTCCTGCGTGACGCCTTCGTAGGAGTGGTCGCCATCGATGAAGAGCAGGTCGACTTGGGCGGAGCAGTAGTACACGACGTCTCGGAACGTGCCAAAGTCGTGCGAATTTCCAATGATCGATTTGAACCGCGTCTCTTGCCAGAGCGCCCGATGCGCCTCCAGCGTCCCCGCTGGGCCGAGGCTGTCTGTTCCGTGGTAGTCCACACCGATAATCGTCGTCGCGCCGAGCCGATGCCAGTGGCGGATCGTCCCGCCCATCGCCACCCCGATCTCGACGACGGCATCAATCGGCCCAAGCCACGCCGTGAAGTCGGCCAACTCGGACGGGTGCTGTTCAAGCGGCGGTCTCATTCGCAGCCTCCGCCACGAAAGACGTGGCGCCAATGGTGGCATAGGTAATCAGAAAAATGTCCCGCAGGAAAGCGCTTCACGTCGCGAGGCGGTAAGCGTCCCATCATCGCCAGCCCTCCCCGAGTTCCGCCAATTTCAGATCGAGCGGTGCGATGACGTCTTCCGGGGCCGAGAACGCCAGCATGGGTGTCCCGGCGCCCGGCTGGAGCTGCTCGTAGCGGGCCGCGATGGCCCGTCGGGCATCGAGCGGCTTCACCAGGAATTTGTGATGCTCAATGAGGCCAGGGGCTAAGGCGCCGCCGCCGTGCGGGCAGCCCGCATGAATGGTCGTCCGACCGCCAGCCAAGAGTTTCGTCGTGAGCCGCGTCTGATGATCGGGCCACAGCGGCGCGTTGGTAATGTATTGGTTCGGCACGCCGAAGAGATTGGCCCGCGGAAACTTCCAGACTGGATACCCGTTCTGAAAGTCCTTCGCCAGCCACCGGAGCATCGCGGGCGACATCACTTCGTCATCGTCGATCCGGAGCACCCAGTCTCGTCCACACATCGTCACGGCCTCATCCAATACGCTCTCGAGGAACCCTCGGCTCTGCACGATGCGGGTCGGCGACTCGCGGACGGACGCCGAGATGGCTTCCAGCCGTCCGAGCGCCTCATGGCCATCGGCCACGAGCACGCACTCGGCACCCAGCGCCCGCGCCGCGCCTTCCAGGTGGCCCAGGAAGTAGGGCGTGTACGATTCGGCCTTGGTGACGCAGAGGAGGGAGAGATTCATGGACGCCACATCGGTTCCCACAAGGGATCCCCGTGTTTGGTTAACACGGTGGGGGCCGCCGTCGGTGTCACGATCTTTGCTGTGACGTATTCGTAGCCGTTGAGGTTGAACATCACGGCCGCGGCATGATCTTCGTCGGTGTCGCCGCGCATCCACTGGGCAAAGTGCCGGGCGGCGGAGGCTTTGAACCGGGCGCGCTCTTCACCATCGCACGCCTGCATCCAGTTGCGGGCGGCGTATTTCTTCGCGCCCTTCGTCAGATGCACGGCCCACCGCTCCAGCATCGGCCCATCAAAAACCAGTGAATAGTCGGTCTTGTCGTCGGCCGTGTCGCGTACCATGCCGCTCGCGAACGTCTGCCGCGTGCCGGAATCTTTCACGTCCATCAGTCACCACCACTTCGAGACAAAATGCACGACGACCCAGACGGCCGCGATGAAGAGCGCTGCATAGATGACCGGAATCAACAGAATCAGTCCCGCCACGCCGAGCGCCGCGCAGGTTTTGAGGAATTCTTTCATCACAACTCCCCGGCGATCTTCGCCTGAAAATCCGCGAGTGAGTCTAGCACCGAAATGTCCGCGAATCGCAACGATTCGTGGGCGTGGGCGTTGTAGGTGGCCGAGAGCAGACACACGTCGCACGTCGGGACGTGCCGTTTGACGTCACGGACGTGATCGACATTGTCGTCCAGAAAGTGCGTCAAGTGGAGCGCCTTGGCCAGCCGCCCCTTGCCTCCACGCGCCATCAGCACGGTCGGGACCATGCCCGCGAACCCGTGATTTTTCAGCCAGAGCTCGCTCTGGTCCTTGGCCCGCGTCCCCGCGCGGGCCGTCAGGAAGTAAATCTCATGGGACGCCGTCGCCGTCCAGTTGGCGAGCGAGACTGACCGCCAGAGCCAGTCCAGAAAGCGCACCGCGCCGGGCGCCGGCGGCAGGGTCGCCCAGAACGCCTTGTCGGCGTGCATCTGTCGATACGCCTCGGCCTGATGCTCCGCCGTGTAGCCGAGGGTCTCGGCGTAGTCCCAGCCGGCGGGCGACTCATGGGTGGGGACGAGATTTTCGCGTCCGGCCACCTTCGCCAACAGCTCTCGGTTGGCGTGATTCCAGTTGACGAGCGGACCGTCGAGGTCGAGGCCGAGGCGCAGTGTCATGCGCGTCTCGCTTCCACCACGCATGGCACATCGGGCAGAGGCACAGCACCGCGTCCACCTCGAGCCGCTCGTCGTCGTTGATCATAGAGATTCTTCGCCTTCTCCCGAGACTTTTCCAGGCAGGCAAGACACCGCGACGATGAGGGGTACCGTTTATTGCCGCACATGATACAGAGATGTTTCAGGGCACGAAGTTCCCGGCGGGCCTGCTGATGCGCCAGACAGGTCTCGCAATATTTCCGCCCCACCGTCGTCACGCCAGCACATTTCCGACATTGTCCCTTCGGCGTGTGTGCGTACGTTTCGGCGTACTTCCTCCGTTTTTGCGCGCACTGCTTTGCTCGGCAGACACGGCATGTCGCAAACGTGCGCTCGGTATGCGGATTGATCTCGGCCACGGCCTTCCCGCACGAAGTGCATTCTTCTCTGGCCCGACGATATTCTTGCCACTCGGATTGTCGGCTCATCGGTCCTCCACGGGCGTAAAGTGCGCCACGGCGATCAGGCCCTCGGTTTTGTCGTAGACGTACGCTTCCGCCCCGCGGAGGTTGCCCACGAACTGATTATCGCTATGCCAGGAGTCCGGCGCACAGAGCGCCGGAGAGATTCTGACGCGGACACCGTGAAACTCTTGAAGCCGCGTCTGGTGCAAGTGGCCCGTATGGACCTCGCGGAAGGTCGACGAGCCGAACATCTTCGGCTGTTCCGTCGCGAAAAGCAACGGCCAGTCGGCGGCCTTCCCTTTGTCGCCGTGCGTGTACATCAGCGCGACGTTCCCGTACTGGACATACTTTCGTAGCGTCGGGTCGCCGAGAATCTCCACGTCCGGCGTGGCGTGATAGAGACACGACAGCGAGTCACTCAAGTGGTAGGTCGACAGTTGATCGTGATTGCCTGGCACACAGACGACCGTCACGGGCGCGATCTGGCGCAGCCGGTCGATGGCCCGCGAGATCAGTCGACGCGCGATCCCGAACGCCTTGCAGTAGCGCGTGTCGGTATCGAGCGGCGTCCCGCGCGTGGTCGTCCCTTGCTTCGTGTCCGAATGCAGCAGATCGTTGCCCACCGGAAACACGATCCGATCGAACGTGAAGGTCTTCGTGCGCTCGATCAGGGCGTGGACCGCCTGGTCGAAGAGCTTTTCCGCGATCTTGACGTCGTAGTCCGTGTACCCGGTTTCCGGCTTCCACGCGAGCTTACCGAGATGGAGGTCGGGAATGGCGAGTTCAAGGAGAACAGATCCGCGATCACTCGCTCTTTTGTTTTCGCTTGCCACTCTCGGAGGAGCAACATGAGCGTCGACAAGTTGCCTCTTGGCGTCGGCGAGCAGACTGGCGAGTTCTGCTTTGACCGCTTGGATCGGCGCGTTGCGGCGGAGCCACGCTTTGACTTGGAAGAGTGGCTGACTGGTGAGGTTCCCTGCGGCATCTTTGGCTCCCATCTCCCACTTGTTGCAGACCCAGCGTTCCACGATCCACTCGTGCACATCGATCTCGCAGACCCGGAGGAGGTCCGCCAACGTCTTGACGCGCTCCGTGGTCGTCTTGGCCATCGTCGCCGTCGGCCCGTCGGTCTCGAAGGACTCCGTCGCCTCGGGCTGATTTTTCTTGGCGCGCGCGAGCGTGCAGCGGCGGCACAGGCCAGTGACGTTGTCCGATCGCAGCGGCGTCTTCTCGCAGGCCGTACAGAAGCGCTTGACGCTCATGCCGGCTTCTCATAGTGGGCCACCACGAACAGGTCACGTTCGCCACTCGTCCAGATTTTCTCGCGCACGTCGCGCGGCAGAATCACGCAGCCTTCGGACGCCTGGCCGGGGGTGACGACGCTATCGCCATGAATCAGAAAGCCTGACCGCCCGTACATCTGATTGGCGGGATCGGGATTTAAGCCGAGCACGTACGGCCCGTGCGTCATCGTGTCGACCGGCGGCCCTTCGATGGTGTAGTGCCCGACCGGAATCGGCCCGACGTGCTTTTGGGCCTCGGCGGCCGGGTTGTTCTTGCCGTCCGGCTCAGCCCCGCTGTAGCCGACGCCCTTAAAGACCCCGTTTCGGGTCAAGTAGCCTTCCGCTTGCGTGTACGTCCAACTCATAACGCCTCGCTTCCTAACAATTCCGGATGGACGTCTACCACGTTCGGCCACGCGTGCCGCGATCCTGTAATCTCGTCGTAGGCGGCCCGTGCCACGTCCAAGGTGGGCAGAATCAGGCACGGCGTCGGCTGGGTCACAAACGTCGGGTTTCGTCCAGGCGTCGAGTCAATCGTCGCGCGCATCCGCTCGATCGTTGCCGAGGGCATCATGGCCTGGATCGCCTTCGAGAACACACTCTTGGTCGCACGATGTGACTGGCCGGGGCCGCGCGTCGAGCCCATGTCTTCGATGAACCGTTGGTAGAGCGTCGCGACCGGCGCGATGGTCGGCCAGTCGAACTTCGGTCCCCAGCCGCCCTCCTCGAGCACTTGTTTCCACCACTGCTGCGTCACTGAGGCGGTCAGTTCCTTCTGTTGGCGGAGGCCCTCGGTGTCCAGCCCCAACCGCAGCCGCGCGTAGTCGATCTTGCGGGCCTGGAGAAACGCGAGGAGCGCCGGACCGAACTGCGGCGCCTCCACTTCCGCCCAGAGTGCCTCGAAGTACGCCGGCGGCATCCGACGGTGGAGATCGAGAATCACGCCGCGGCGCTCTTCGTTGCCCGCCGGCCAGGCCCAGTCCTCGTTGGTGGCCAGAAATAGATGCGCGTAGTTCGGTTGGAACATAATGTCGATCCCCTTGTACTGAATCGGGATGGTGCGCTGCGTGACGAAGTGTTTCAGCACGCCGATGTCCTGTCGGTTGCCGCCCCAGATGGCCTCGTCGGCGAAGACCACAATCTTGCCGGACAGATGCCCGTTGAACGCGCCGGTGAGCTGCGCCCGTGACGACAGACTCACGAAGTGCGATCCGAAGAGTTTCCCGAACGCTTCGATAAACACACTCTTGCCGAGCCCCTGCGCCGACCGGAGCGCCAGCGCCTTGCCGACGGGCCGCCCCGGCGTCTGCACGGCCGCGGCCATCAGGTCCAAGACGTACTCGGCATGATGCGGCTCCCCGTTGGCGATGATCTCGTACGTGTGGTACAGATACCGCTGGAGATACGGGCGCGGGTCGCCACGCATCGCCTCGACCGCGAACCCCCGCCAGAGGTTGAAGTACGTCAGCCGCTTGGGCGGCGTTGGTGCCCCAGGCGGGCACAGCCGCACTTCGTCAAACGTCCGTCGATCGGGATGGCCGAGCCAGACATGGCCCAGCCGGGCCTTCCCGACGTACCGGTTGTAGTACGACTTCTCGAAGTCCGAGAACGTCTGGAAGAACACTTCTTCCGCCGCCTCGGTGCCCACGACCACGTTCTTCCCGATCCGCACCACGAAGTGCTTCGTGTTCAGCTCAGCGATCGGGTCGTGGGCCTCCTCAGGATCAGCCGCCATGCGCCACGACTAGAACGGGACCGTGTCGTCGTCAGGCACATCCTCAGCGTGGCCCTCAGGGTCGACCACGACCGTGACTTTGGCGTACTGGTCAAACAGACTCGCCGCCGCCGCACGCAAATCCGGGGCGGTCGTCCCCGCGAGGTTGACCTTCGGGATCGTCCACGTATTGCCGGCGCCAGACTTCGTCCCGGTCGTCAGATGGTACGTGCGGGCCCACGCCGGCGGCTGGGTCAGGATCATCGCCCCGACCTTCATCGGATACGCGAGAAACGAGTCCAACTGTCGCGCCGAGGCGAGCGCCGTCGACTTGAACGAAAGCGTCATGACCTCGCCCGTGTTCGGGAGGAGAATCAGGTAGTTATCGAACTGCGTGGCCACCGGTTTGGCCGCCCACTTGCCGTCAGGCCCGAGGGTGGGCCGCGTCCGCGGGTCGCCTTCCGGGATGTCGTAGTCCAGCACCTTGCCGAGCTCGCCAGGCGTGAACAGCATGTAGTTGGTCTTGAGCTTCTGGATCACAATGATCGGCAGTGGCCCGCGCCCGTAGATTTCCTGGGACAGCGAGTTGAAGTACATCCCGTCTTCCAAGCCCTCGATGTACTTCGGGTTCCCACGCTTGCGCTGCGGTGTGCCGTCCTGACAGAGACTCAGGCGGGGAGGCCGCACGTCGGACGGCCGGATGAGGTCTGTGCCGGCGCCGGCGTAGGCCAGCAAGTCATCGTCTGGACTGACCGGGACGAGCGCGGTCGGCTGTTCGTTGACGGCCGTCGCGAGGGCCGTCTCTCTCGGTTTCGCCATGTTCGAATGCTCCTACACAGATTTGGTGCGGGTGAACGACTTTTTCAGGAACACATCCACGCCCTCGGGCATCGGCCCGCTTCCCTCGAGCGCCGCCTTGACGTTGGACGTGAGTGTTTGAAACGGGAGCGTGAGCGCTTCGGGCATCGTGCGGTCGACCCAGGCCCGGAGCGCCGCGCGGTCGGTAATCTGCGGGTATGGCTCGATCTTCGGCGTCCACTTGTAGCCGTTCGCCACGACCGACTCCAGATGGTCTCTCGCCATGACCATCAAGAGCGCCCGCGACTGAATCTCCAACTCCGCGGTCGTCGCCTTCAGACTGGCTTCAATCTCGTCTTTGGCTGTGCGCGTTTCGTTGATCAACTCGGTCAGGTCGCTGACCGTGGCGGACGCCGCCAGGCCCTCGGCGTGCCGCTGCAGCACCTCATCGTACGGCAGTTCCGGAAACTTCTCCGCCAGTGCGCTCCACTTGCCCATGCTGCCCCCCTCGCTGCGCGGTGTCGCAGACCACCGGACACAGACAATGCTCTTCTGAACACCACTGCTGACAGATCGGATCGTGCGACGGATTGGTCGCTTCGCCGGCCTGACACATTTTCTTCGCCTCCGGATCGTTGCCATCTGGCGTGTCGTGCCGTCGGCACGTGCACGGATGCGCCGACGTTTGCGTGCCGTGGACCACGTCGCCCTTCGGACTACAGAACTGGCCAGGCGGGTACGGCTTGGGCTCGGCCGCTTGTGTGGCGGCGAGCATGACCACCGAGAGTGTCAGCATCGTGAGTCTCCCCATCAGTACCCTTCGTAGTCCGCCGACGGCGCCGGCGACGGCCGATGATGATGGCGATTGAACCACCCGAAGATCACATGACCCGCGATGGCGATGACCACCACAAAGATGATCGTCGCCTTGATCGGATGCCCCTTGAGCGACGTCGAAATCAGGACGCTCCACGTCGCGCCACCCGTGAGGAGCGCCCAGAGTTCATACGCACCGATCGCCGCCAGGGCCACCCAGACGACCGTCATGCCCCCTCCAAGCTTCGCCGCCACCGGTCCGCCGTCCAGGTCGCCAAGTCGTCGGCCTTCCGAAGCGCCCGCACGATCGTGTGGTCGATCGTCGGTTCGCCTTCTGGCCCAGTCGCGAGAAAATCCACGTACGTCACCCGTGCCCGCTGATTCGGGCCCTTGACGCGCGCCTCGGCTTGCTGGCGGTTCTTGAGGCTGAAGTCGTTGGCCGCGAAGAGCACCGTCGACGCGCCCGAGAAGTCCAAGCCGATGCCGCCCGACTGGGCGTTGGCCACCACAAACGCCGACTCAAGGGCGTTCGGCCGAAGCAGCGCCTTCGACTTCATGCGCGTCTCGCCGTCTTGGCCCCCGTAAATCTTCGCGTGCTCATGGCCGTCAAATGTCGCGGCCAACGTCTCGTCCAAGTGTTCAATGTCTGCCCGGAAGCGTGAGAAGACGAGGAACCGCGGAGGGAGGTGGTCCTGGTCTCGGAGCCAGCGCACCACGGCCAACGATTTCTCGTCGCCCACACGGCGCACCGACCCGGCCCCAGGCATCGCAGCGTCCCCGCCTTCCACGCCGCCGAGCAACCCACTCGTGAGCTGCGCCAACCGCAGCAGCTTGACGCCCGCCGAGGCGGCGTTCGACGCCTCGCTCGACGAGAGCCACACGATTAAATCTTTTTCCATCGCATTGTAGTGCCGCCAGGTCTGGGCCGTGAGCGGCACATCGACCGTCGTATAGACGGCCGTCTCGCCCATGTCGAAGCAGTCGACCGTCTTCCGCGTGATGGCGTACGGCTGGGTCAACTGGGCAAACTCCTCCATACGCTGATAGCCGACGATCTCTTTCTGCTGCCAGCCGCCCATCACGCAATAGCGCGCCTTCCAGTGATGCCAGTTCAGCGTGGGAAACAGATGCTTGTTGAGAATCATGAACTGCGCGTACGTCTGACGCGGCTCGCCCGGCGTGCCGTTGAGGAGCACCCGGCGTGGGCAGACCTCGCGCAACTTGAACATGGCCTTGGTCTGGAGGGCCGTCGGGCTGCTCCACTGCCAGCTTTCGTCGCCCACCAACAGCACGCGCCGATCACGGCACCACGCGAGGAGCGGTTCGAGCCTCCGGCCGCGCCGCAAGAACTCCGGATTGGTCACGAGCACTTGGAGGCCTATGGTCCCATTGACGAGATGTTTGTCCGCGCGGTATTCTCGGATCGTGATGGGCAGATCCTCCGGCCACCACTTCGCGATCTCGCCCACCGACGGGTCCGGGTCCGCCCAGACCGACCGCACATTGGGCGGGCAGACCACCAGCATCGCGTCGATGACGCCGCTCGCGAAGAGCTCGGCCGCGGCGTCGACGACGATGCGCGTCTTGCCGAGGCGCATCTCCAGGAAGAGCGCGTACGCCGGACGTTCGAGGAGCGTCTGGACGTCCGCCTCCTGGTGGGCGAACCGCGGTTTAGATCCCGTGGCCGTAGCCGTCGTCATCGAAGTCCTCACTGTCGAGCTCGTCGTCGTCTGGCGCTGCGCCGTTCACTTCCGGGACAATGCTCACGATCTTGGCGTCAGGCTCCTGGCTTTGGAGGCGTTCGGCGGCCTCGAGCGTGTTCCTGGCGGCAATCGCCTCCGTCGCTTCGATCAGGTACGTCACCAGAAATCGCTGCCCCATCGCCGACTCCTTCTTCGAGCAAGAGTTTCAAGAGCGCCCGCACTCGTCGCAGTTTGCTGCGGTACGCCTGGTAGTGCATGGACACTGACGCCGCCGCTTCGGCCACCGTCGGATGGAGAATCCTGGCTTCGACGACCGCCCATTCGCCCGGGGTCAGGTCGTCGATCGCGCGAACTAAGTCCACCATCAGTCCGGCCCCGGGACGATACCCTACCGAGAGGAGATTGGCAAGATCAATCGGCGTGGAGAGCGGATCGCGGTGCCGCGCACGCAGATGATCCAGGGCGGTATGTTTGGCCACGGCGAAGATCCACGTCCGCCACGTACTCCGCCGCTCGAAGACCGCCGAGGACGTCAGCAGTTTCACGACGACATCTTGCGCCACATCTTCCGCGTCTTGCACGCCCACGATTTTCGCCACGAAATCGACGACGGCCTCGCGGGGAAACTCCGTTACGTCCACAGGCTGTATCATCATGACGATTAACGGGGTCGTCAAGCGAGGATGTCCAGAAAATCAGCGGCCGAGATCGGTCCGTACGTCCACGTTTGCCCGAGCGGACCGTACTGATGACTCGTGATCGTGCCGTGCGGCCCAAGCCACACCACGAAGACGCGATGATTCGTGCGGGCGAGTGCATGCAGTTCGTAGGCCTGGCCAGGGGTCACGTCGTTGCCAAATAGTTTGAACTCGACCAACGTCGTGCGGCCCTGACGAAAGAACACGGCGTCCGGACGGCTCCGGGCGATCCGATCATTGATCTTCCACGCGACGCCGTCAGGATACTTCAGTCGCCACGCCTTAAGGAACGCCGCCGTGCGTGTCGATTCACTCGCCACCGAACTCGTCCTCTTCCAGGCAGTCGCCATCGTACGGCGTTAGCCACGCCTCGCGCCACTTTGCCAACTCGTCAGCGACCCGGCCAATCGTCCAGGCCATCACCATCAGTCCCGCCAGGATCAACACGCCATCCGTCACTTGGCCCCTCGTTTCTTGGAAGCTTTGATCTGCTTCGCCAACGCCGCCACCCGCTTCGCTTCGAGCGCCGCGGCCACGCGTGCAGCCGCCTCCGTCCGTCCCGGCGGCTGCGGCACGTCGGCCCACCAGTCAGGCGTCGCCACGGTCCCACTCCTCCTGCCGTCGCTGGCCCAGTTTGGCCACGTAGCCCTTGAGCGTCACAATCTCCGCCAGCGCCACCGCGAGCGCCTCGCGGTACCACTGGGCCGTCGTCACCGCGTGCTCGATCGCCGTCGGCCACGGCTCGGCCAACGCATCCGTCGGGAGCACCCGTGGCAGCTCCGACACAAACGCCAACTCCACGCGCTCGACGTCCCACGATTCGGCCGGCGGTCTACGCCCCACCCAATCCCCCAAACATCGTCGTTCCGGCGTGCCGGTAGAGCGCCGTCACGCGCGCCACGCGCTCGTCGGACACGAGGCCACGCGCGAACTCGTAATGCACGTTCTCATACGCTACACAGACCGGTCGCCCACGCTTCCGAGGACGGCTGAACCAGTCCGGCGCCACATGCGTCCCCGGATCGTTCGGATCGTCAAACGGCATCACCTGCGTCCGGACCACGTTCCCGAAGTAGTTGACGCTCCCTGGGGCCGCGAACCGCTCGATCCCTTCGATCCAGCGGCCGAGCCAGGTCGGGCGGTTCGTCGGATCGTAGGGCTGATTGACCATCGGATCGTCCGAGTAACTGGGCCCGTTCGCTCCGTGACGCGTCTCTTGGAAAACGCCATCACACTCGAGGCCCGCCGGCGTGTCCCACCAGCCCTGTTCGTCTTCGTCCTGACGGGCTGCCGTGAAGTGGCCATCCGACCCGTCATCGTCGGTCGGGCGCGTGTGAATCAGAATCTTCGCCGCGTCCCCGAGGGAGTCGCGCATCGTGAGGATCGCCGCGTCGATGTCCGGACGGTCCCGGCCGCCGCCGAGCACATCTTCCCAGTCGTCGTGCACCCAGAGGAACGGCGCGTACGACTGGAGGGCCTGGCACCCGTCTCGGAGCCGTCCGTCATAGATGGCCGAGGTCGGCAGATCCGCGATGATCGGCACGATCGGGAAGAGGCCCGCGTTCAAGACTTCCTCGAGATACGCCGTGAATTGGAACCACGTCAGATCGCGCGGCCCGAGCTCCGGCCGGACCTGGGTGATCGCGTCGTACTGATAGCGCGGCGCCAGCGTGACATGCGTCAGACCGTGCGCCTGTTTCCACTGGAGGAGCGCCCGCCGTTCGCCCGCGTCCGGCACGGAGCAGTAGAACACATCGAACCACGGCACGCCCTGCCAGCGGTGCGAGCAGAAGCCGGCGCGGACGATATCGCGTGAACCCTGCACCGGCCCACTCCCGCCGCCGAGCGCCAAGCGCGTCAGCGCGTCCATCTACTTCACTCCATCGCGCCAGAGATGAACCACTGGCGTCTTATTCGTGCAAACCGCATATAGCCAAAGGAGGCTCTCGTGGTATTTGCGTCTCGGAGCGATGCGACCGTTGACTAAATCTTCAGCGCATAGACACAATTGCGCGTTGTCGCCCACGAATACTCGCGCGTGGCATGGCTGCGGCCCAATGATCCGAGAAATCATGAACATTGAGAATGCGAGGCTCCCCATCACTTTGCCTGCTCATAGACAAACGCCCAGCTTGAATCCTGCTCCGATCTCGGACACACAAACAGCACGCCGTTCTGCTTGCGGAAGAAGCCGTAGATGCCGAGCTGCGCGACCGGACGTTCCGAGACGGCCAAGACGCTGGCGTTGCCGTGCGGGTCTACGATTAACCAATACGCGCCCGGACTAGGCTGACCGCCGCCATTGTAGAGCGGCAAGTTCTGCCCCGCCGCGACCAGCACGGTATTCTGCGGGCCGAGATAACTGACCGGCGCGGGCATCGTGAGTTGCAGGCCGAAGTCGATCCCGTTGCCGGAATCGACCAACATGTGCTCGTGAAAGGTCGCGGTCATTTGGACTCCTTGATCTGGTCGAGAACAATAGCGCCGATACCGAATACGGCTCCAAAGAACGAGAACACCGCCGATGCAGCGAGCGTTGCGGACATGCCTGGAAGCCCTGCTGAATATACTGCTCCGGCCGCACTCAGACCGCTAGCTATCGCAAAGACAAACACCCCTACCACCTGGTTTTCTCGGCTTGGACTCATAGCAGCAGCTTTCTCGCCGCGAGTCCCGGCGGCGTCGGGGGAATCGGAGGCTTGACGGGAAACGCGGGGCGGCCTTGGGGCGACGAAAAGAGATCGGCGCATTGCTGGTAGAGCGGCTTGAACTGGCCAATACTCGTGCCTCTATCGAGGCCGAACAGCGCGACCCCGAGGCATTCGGTCTCATCAATCGTGCTAGTCACCCACTCGTAGACCGCATTCATCCCGGCCAGCACTTGAGCATCCGTCAACGTGCCGCGATTCCAACAACCAGCGACTAGGAGGAATTGTAGGCCATGTTCCTCAGCCTGACCAATCGCCTCGTCGATCCGGCCATCGAATTGATCGAGGGTTTCGTGTGGGTCCACGTAGCAGTTCCACGCGATCACTTGCCACGGCTTGAGCCACGGCGCAATCGTCCCGACCTGCGAGATGTCGCAATAGACCACGCATTCATACTCCGGAATCGGGTCGCCGTGCTCGGCGTCGATCCACTGGCGGATGGACGTGCCCTCGGGATGCGTCACGAGTCCCGCCGTGCTGAAAAGGATGCGACTGTTCATGCCTGTCGTGTAGGTGCTCGGCTCGCCGTTTGCCATCGGATACGGCGCGATGATCTTGGGCTGAGTAAAGGGTCGAATGTCCGGGAGCGGAGGCGTCAGCGGTTCTACGGTCCACTCGGCCGGCGTCGAGAAGATCGTCGGGTCGCCCGAAATGGCCGCCGTGCCATCGTCGCTCAGCCGTGGCGGAATCTGGTAGTCGCCCGTGAAGACACGCCAGAGCTGCTGCGTGGGCGCGTGGTAGCAGACGACGCCTGGGGCGCCTGCGGTCGCCTGCCCAATCGTCCAGTCGCCGCGCGTCATCCAGAGCGGCAAGAGATACGTCGAGCCGTCGGCCAGCGTCACGGCCTTCGTGCGGGTCGCCCCGCCGCACATGACGATCTCGTTCATCGGCGTGATGTCGAGCATGCCCTCGCTGTAGTAGGTCCACCCTGGCACGGGCAGCACTGGGCCGCCTTCAATCGGGCGGGCATAGCCTTGCCCGTCCGTCTGCTGCCAAACAACGTAGCCCTGCCAGTCGAACGCCACGTCCCAGTGACCAGGCGTCGGCCCGAGCGTCTCAAGCGTTCCGTCGTCATGCTGCAACACCGCGTTCCCGGCCGCGTCGTGGCCGCAGACCCAGACACGATTCGCCCAGACGCAGACGCGGGCATAGGTGAGCGATGAGGTCAGGCGTTGGCCTTGGCGGGCGTCAGCGAAGAGATACATCTAGCGCGGCTCCTTCGTCTCGGCGGGCGGGGCGGGCAGCGCCGCGATCTGTTCCAGCACAAAGCGCATCGTCTGTCCCGGCGTCCAGTTCGGCAAGAGCGGCATCCCCTCCAGCATCGACTTGACGTTCCAGTGTTCCTGCGCTCGGCCGATCTCGATGCCCTCAGCCTTGGCCTTCTCTGCGACTGTTTCGACGTTCCCTGCCATTGCATCACACACATTTTCAAGCCGTGCGATCTCGGCGCGGGCCTCGGCTAACTCGCGCTCCAGCCGCGTGGTGATGCGCTGATGCGTCGAGACAACATCGGCCAGCGTAGAGGACCAGCCTTTATCGGTCTCAATCACGCCCGCGAGCGCATCCTGAAACTCACCGATAATCTCCGCCGTCAGTCTCGGGTCACTCATCGCGGCCTACTTTGGCAAATGTGATACGCGCTTTGACCGCACGATACCCGGCTGCCTTCGGATCGATGCCGCGCATCAGTCGGGCTTTGAACAAGTCCTTACGCCGGTAAGTCATCCCGAGAAACGGCGCGAGATGGCCTCGCGAACTCACTGCCACATACACGGTTTCTGTCTTGGCGTCCGTCATCGGCTTACGTCTCCTGTCTCGGCGAGCGGTCGCGGCCCTCGTTCCCACCACGATCGTTTCCGCCAATAGTCGTAGTGCCGTTTGTAGGCCGCGCGATACCCGCGCTCGTAGCCGAGAATGAACGCGCGCGAACGTGAGCCGGTCTTGCCCTCGACCTCTCGGGCGATCTTCCGCAACCGCTCCTGCGCTGATCGACGGCCTGCTTTCTTTCCGCGCTCACGAAGCCAGGCTTCGCCCTTGTGGCGGCATGATTGGCGAACTTTCAATTCGGCGGCGGTCATTGGAACAGCGGGCCTCCCTGATAACGCTCCAGTGATTTCGCGTACGTCGGAATCCATCGCTGCGACCAGCGCGACCATTTTGTGCCGTCAATCGAATCGCAGCCGATCGTCTTCGCATAGACGATGCGCTTATGGCTGTTCACCCGGCCCATGTGCGCCCACTTCCCGCGCGCCTTCGCATAGGCCACGAGATCGCGCGCCGTGCGCCCTAACTTCCATATTGTCGTCCCGCCGACAAAGATCGCCTCACAGGAGTCCCAAGGCACGTCCGCGAGGTTCAGGCCATCCTGCCCAACAAAGGCGACAGGGAAGCCCTTCAGGTGGATGAGCGGCTCCCAATCCTTGAACATCTCGGCCGTCTCAGTCGCGTTGCCAACGACATCGGGAGCTGTCACAAACTTGCAGCCTTCGCGTCCAGAAAACCGTCGCAACATCCGAAGAAACATCGGCACGTCCAATCCAGAGAACGCCCCGTTGTCCATCGCCCAGACCCGATCAAGCGGTAACGCATCTGGATCATTGCCAGCGCGAGGCACGACGAGCACGCCGACATTTGGGTGCGCCTTCACGACGGTCGTGGCCCCTGACACCATCAGAATCACCGCCTACTTCGTCTCCTTGCGCCCATCGTCATTCGCGCCGCGCCAGTCCTCAAAAGGCTGGCAGTGTATTGCTCGCAAATCGCCAATCGTCACAATGGCACGACGTTCAGCCTTGAGACGTTCAATCTCCGCACGGACCTCGGCTAACTCGCGCGACTTCTGCTCGTCGGCTGCCAGCACGGATGAGAGGTTTAGTTTCAACGCATGCACCGCCCACAGTTCCGCCTTCGCCGCGTCCCGTTCCTCTCGCAGCGCCGCGTTCTCGGCCGTCAGCCGCTCCACGTCGGCGCGGAGGGCTTCGTGCGAGTCAACAAATCGCATCGCGGTCTGGCCGTCCCATCGCTCGTCGTTCAGCCATTCCGCATACATGGCAACGTCTGCGGCCGTCAGTCTCGGATCGCTCATCGCGTCACCTTCAACAGTGCGTGGATCGCGTCAATACTTGCGGCCTTGTCCTCGGCTGGTATGGGCATCGCGCGCAGCGCCGATTCCATGCCTTCAAGTTCCTCGCGTGTGGGTCTGGTCTTCGTCATGGCACCACCGAACAATCGCATCCTGAGCCTTCGCCAGTTCCTCTCGCAGCGCGTCCCGCTCGGCCCGAGTCTCTTGAAGTTGTTGCCAGACTTTCTCTGCGTCGGCACGCTCATTCCAGCACGCTCGGTGGATGACAAGCGCCTTCTCAGAGTTGGCGCAATCGCCACCGCAGAGATCGCATGGACCCTTCCAGTTCTCAATTTCCTCTCGCAGCGCCGCGTGCTCGGCCCGCAAGTGGTCCCGCTCGTCCTTCAGGTCTATCACCTGACGAACGGGAGGAAATGATTCCTCGAAATCGCTCACCTCGTTACCGAGAAGAACCGTGTCGATGGCGCTAAGCAGCATTTCCAGAATGACGCGCTGAGAATCGCTGGTTTTCAGCGCCGCGTGCTCGGCCGTCAGCCGCTCCACGTC